CCCCGGGCAGTCACGCCCGATAGTAGGACCTGGCGGGCCGTGCGACGTGCACGGCTTGCGCCCGATCGTGGGCCAGCACAATGGCGGGCCCACGATCGGGCGCCCCCTGGCGACGTCGCCAGGGGACCCCGCGGCCATGTTAGGCCGACATCGTGAGCGCCAGGTCGAACGCCCGCGCCTTGAGGGTCGCGCCGTCGCCATGGGTCACGCTCAAGAATCGGTTTTCCGCCCGGGCCCGTTCGTCGCGCGATTGGCGGGCCGCTTTCCCGTGGTCGACATACTCCGTCACCGAATTGACGAGCGCCCACCACGTGCCGCGAATCGTCGCCAGGTTATTGGCTTCCGAAGCACGGGCCCGCGAGACTTCGGCCATCTTGCGCTCGAAGTTATTGCGGGTCTTAATCGGGGCATCGTCGGCGGGCGCCGCGAACAGCTCCGCCAGGTATTCCCGCGCTTGCTGCGGGGTGCATCCAACCAGCAGCCGGCGGGCGCCATCGATATATCCGGAAAATTGCTTGTCGAATTGGGCCAGACCCTGGCGGGCGGTCGCCATTTTGCTGGCGACGTCGCCAGAATGCGGGATCCGGAATTCGCAAGTATGCTCCCCGAACGCCGCTTGCAAGGTATTCCAGCAGACCACGCGCGTATTGCACGGCTTGGCCCGGATAGCACCGCCACCAAACCACGTCGACAGCAGCACGTGCCGCAATTGGGGATCCTCGGGCGTGACATAGTCAACGGTCGGCATGCGGGCCAGCAGCACCACGCCGCGGCCGCCCTTAAGCGCGAACGCGCTTTCGTAGGTCAAGATCCCATCGGGCAGCAGACCGTCAAGAAACGCGAACGCGTCGCGGTTCTGTAGGACCTGATATTCTGGCCCGACAACGGACAACGGGTCGCGGGTATCCTGGCGCACGAGGGAATAAAACCCCGGCACGTCGCGCCCGTCGCGCTTCAATTGGATCTCTTCCTTCTCCACGCTCCAATCCAGGTGAGCCAGCGCCATGGCGGTTGCCGAGTCTGGCGCCCGATTGCCACCTTGGTCGAACGTCGCGCCCAATTTGTGCCACGCCGGCTTATTGGCGAACATGGCTTCGGACACCTGGCGGCCATCGATCATCACCTGCGAAATTTCATGGGCCATCGTAATTAGCTCCCCGGGCAGTCACGCCCGATAGTCAACCTGGCGGGCCGTGCGACGTGCACGGCTTGCGCCCGATCGTGGGCCAGCACCTGGCGGGCCCACGATCGGGCGCCCCTGGCGACGTCGCCAGGGGGCGCCGCGGCGGTCACGATTGCAGGCGGGCGGACATACGGGCCAGCAGCACGCTAGCCCGCGACAATCCGGCGGCCATCACCTGGCGGCCGATCTTGCCAGTTTGGGCCGCGGCGCGGCCGATCAACTCCCGGGCATCGGCGGGCGCCGGCGCGGTCGCACCATAGGCCGATCCGATAAACGCGAACGGGCAGGCGGCCGCGGCGGGTTCGTTTGTTTTGGGTTCGCTGGTCATGGTCAGGATCTCCGTTTGGGGTTTGTGGGAATGGGCGGGGGACGTTTAGCGCACGGCGTTTGCTTTGGCGACCGCGGCGGACAGCGCGGCCACTAGCTGGGCGGCCATCGGTGTTCCGTGGTCAGCCTTAAGCGCCGCATATTTCAGGGCAAATTCACAGGCGGCGAGCAGCTCAGCCGCGGCCGCAATCAATGCGGCATTGGCGCGGGACTCTTCGGCGATAGCGGCCCGCGGATTGTCGACACCGTAGACGTATGCGATATAGCCTTTGCCGTCGTTCGCTTCGATCTTGTCTTGGTCAACAATCTTCCAGGGCGCGGGGGCATGCTTGGCGGCCATGGTCAGGATCTCCGTTGTGGGTTTGTGGGTTGAATCGTGAGCAACTAGGCCGATCGCGTGACGTCGCCAGCGGCGGAAACATGGATCCACCAGCGGGCGCCCGCCTTGGACACCTCGGGGCAATCGTCCGAATCTACGCGCACCTTGCCACCAGCACCGGGCAGGATGAACACGCCATAACTTCCGGGAATCTTGCGGGCGGCCACGCATGCGGCCAGCACGCGGCGGACTCGCGGGCAGTCAATCCCTAGTTTGTTGCGATTGTGGCGGGCCGTGGTTTGCATGGTGTTTGCCGTGGTTTGTGGGGTGTTTGTTGTCAATCCGTCTCACCAGCACACAATCCTAAGCATGAGGTCTCATGTTGTCAATCGTATTGGACAAAGAATCTTGAATACCATGGCATAGCGTGCAAACCATGGCCATCTAGTGGCATGCGTCCGGGCGCCATCGCATGGACTCAAGACCATTGGACAATCGCCCGCCATTGTGGCAGGTTATGTCGTCGGTCTGATAACACCGAACAGCGCAAGCCATTGCGGGCCATCATGATAGGACAGAGCACCGAACAGCCAGCGGGCGGCCAGCGGCACGCAATGGTCAGTGCGCCGGTAAGCATTCGCAAATCGTTGTGCCGCAATGACTTGCGGCGGGTCCTTCCCCGGGGGGGACACCCCGCGCGGGCGGCGGACCCCGCGTTGTACTTGTCGCCAAAATTGAAAAAATCGAGGGGCCACCACCACCCCATAGTGTTATCGAATGGACCGCGGTGAGCTTCGCGCCGAATCGGTTTGACGCTACACTGCCCGCGTCGTCGATCGGACTGACGACTGTCAGCGCTGGCGGGATTCTGGATAGTTGGCACGCAAGAAACGCGCGACCAAACGCGCGGCTAAGGCTAAACGCAAGCCTCGGGCCGCCGCGCCCCCACCACCACCGCCGCCCCTTCTCAGCGTGAGCGCCGTCGCGAAAGCGGTCGGCGTCAATCGTCGCACTGTGGCCGAGTGGCGCGACAAAGGTTGCCCGCTCACCACGCTCAACGCCGTCATTCAATGGCGGAACGAGAATCTGCGGTCCGATCGCCAGCCCATCGAACAGCGTGATGGCGGCGCCAGCTCGATGACTCGGCTGCACGAGGCCCAGGTCCAAGCCAATATCCGGAAGATCAAAGGCGACACCAGGCTCCGGCACCAGCGTCTGTTGAAGGAAACCAACAAGCTGGTGGAACGCGTGTCGGTGGTGCGCGAGGTCGCCGAGCTCGTGGTCCGAGTGAAGGAGCGCATTCTGGCGCTGCCCGAGGAGCTCGAGAACCGCTTCGCGCCAGAGGTCCGCCTGCAGCTCAAGGAAGACGTCGACGAATTTGCCCGGCAGTTGCTGTTCGAAATGGCAACCTACGAGATTCTGGGCGATCCCACCGATGACTTGATTCTCGCCTCGGCCGATCTGATCCGCGCGAAGCGCGAACGGGCCGCGGCCAAGTCGACCCAGCCCCCGCCGGCAGAAGCCGGCTCCGAGACCGCGTCCAATTCATGACCGCGTTCATCGTCGTTGCAGCCATGTTGCTGTCCGAGTCGTTTCGCCAATTCGCGCCCGATCCGCCGGTTCGCACGCTGGATTGGTGCTTGCGCGAGATCAAGAACGACCAAAGGCGCCCCTACAGCCATAGCGAATACCCGCACCTCGGCGCCCCTGGCGGGCCGATGGACGCCAACGACGATCCGACCATCCGCCGGATCGTTGAAATGTTCGCCAGCCGCCTGGGGAAAACCTTCTTTGGCCAATGCGTCCAGTTGAAGGCGGCTGACACGGCGCCGTGCCCGATGATGCTGGCCGCGTCGGTTGAGAAGCTGGCGCTAGACATCACGGCCCGCACCTATCGCATGGCCGAGCAATCGCGCAATCTGCGGCGCCAGCTTATGCCGGAGCGATTGCGACGCAAGGACCAACTCGAGTTTGAGAGTTGCCGGTTGCACCTGGCGTGGTCGCGGTCAGTCAACACTTTGGCTGACAAGAACATCAAAATCGGTCACGCTGCTGAACTCGACAAATGGACTCGGGCACAGACCAGCACCGAAGCCGAGCCGCTGTTTCTCTTCCTGGAGCGGTTCAAAGACTTCGTGAATTACAAGGTCGTGCTAGAGAGTACGCCTACGGTCGCCGAAGTCTCTCGCATCGAGGCGTTGCTCAAGACGTCCAGCAATTGCCGGTTTAACGTGCCATGCCCGAATTGCCAACGGTATCAGGTATTGCACTTTGCCCGGCTTAAATGGGACCGCCTGCCCAACGGTGAGCACGATGTCGACGTCGCCGGTCGGACAGCCCGTTATCATTGCGACCACTGCAATGAGCCCTGCCACGATCACCATCGGGCCTGGATGATGCGCCGCGGCGTCTGGCTCCCGCATAACTGTCAGATCGATCATGAGAAGGCGCTCGAGGTGGCGGAACGCCGCAATCAGCAGTTAAAAGAGGGCACCTTCTCGGACGAGCCGGCCGGCCGCTATTGGAAGCACGGCTACGCGATCGGCGAGCCGACGCGCGATGGCAGCGTCGCCGGGTATCAACTCTCCAGCCTTTACGCGCTGTCGCTCACCTGGGGCCGGATTGCCGAGGAGTGGATCAGCGTCTACCAGGTCCCGGTCAACCGTCGCAACTTCATCAACTCCTGGCTCGGGGAAACCTTTCGGGAGAAGAAACGCAGCGAGAAGTGGGAAAGCCTGGCCCGCCGGCTGATCGTGCAGATCCCCCGCGGAATGGCGCCACTCTGGGCGTCGCTTCTGACCATGGGCATCGATCGCCAGAAGGACCATTACAAGTGGGTCGTCGACGCGTGGGGCCCGGGCGGCATGTCCCACACGATGGACTATGGTCGCGCGGACGACCTGCGATCGATCCTCAAAGAACAGATTCTGAGGAAATGGCAGCACGCCGACGGCGGCACGATTGAAGTCGCGCGGGCGATGGTCGACGCCGGCTTCGACCCCGAGGAACCTTACACGGTTTCCAAGGAGTGCCTCGATGCCTCGCCGCGGATTGTCTTACTCTGCTGCCACGGCTCGAGCCGGCCGCTGCAGGCGCCTTTCAAGATCACGGAATTAGACGAGCGGACCATCATGCCCGGTCTGCCCTACGTGCTGGTCGATGGCGATTGGACGCAACTCGGACTCGAGCGCCAGCTCCACGAGCTGCGGCCCGGCGAAAGCGGCGCGATGTCGGTCTTCGAGGCGGAGCCGGCCGAGCATGAAGCCTTCTTCCGCGAGCTGCTCAACGACGAGCCGATCTGGGGAACCGATCGCCACAACAATCCACAGTGCAGTTGGGACCGGATCACCGAGGCCGATCCCAACGATCACCGCGACTGCCGCAGGTACTCGACGGTCGGCCAACTGATTTACACCGAGGGAAAGCCGATTCTCAGTCGCGACCAGGAGCTGGCCAAACAGATGCCCCAGGTCACTGCCCCGCGGCTCATCACTCCCGATGGCCGGCCGTTCATGGCCGCGCCACGACGTTAATTCTCCGACTCAAATTATTCCAATTGCTATTCGAGGAGGACCGTGTCGATGGCCAAGAACAATCGCAAAGCTGCCGAGAAGTCGCAATCGCCTGTCGCCCCAACCGCGGAAGAGCTCGACGAGCAGCTCGATTCTGGGGCCGGCAACGAGACGCCGCCGGCGGGCGACGACGCTCCCGAGCAAGAGGGCCCCGAGGAAGAGGAGTCCAGTGAAGGGCCGCCGGCACCCGACTTGTCCAATGAGTTTGGCGGCGGCGGCGATAGTGGCCCGCCAGAGTCAGCTCCGCCAGAGACGCCGCCTGCAGGAGCGACACCGGAAGAGGAGTCGCCGCCCGCAGACGCGTGGCAACCGCCAACGCCGCCCGACGTGCACACGATCAGGGTCGCGTTTCCCGTGCTGGTGCCGCAGGATTACCCGGCCGGCGGTGCTCAGGCCCAGCGCCGCCAGCACTTCGACCTGCAGCTCTCGCCGCGGCAGGCCGAATCGGTCCGCCAGGTCTTCGCCGGTCTCAGGGAGCGGCCCCACCTGGTGCAAGAGAACGGCCGGCCGATCGTCACTCAGGTCGACGCACTGCGTTGGATCCTTGAGCAGATCAGCACCCAGTTGCCAGAGTGCGAATTGCTGCCGCCGACTGGCGCGACGGACTGACCAACCGCAGCGCACAGAAAAATACGCTCTGTCCGTTCTGTCCGGACTTCGGACAGGGTAGGCGCTTGAGGCCGCGCGCCCGCACACTCTGCGTATGGCGCTCGACTTGGAAGTCGAATTAGAAGCGGCACAAACCGCCTACTTGGCAAATGCCGACTGGCAGTCCAGTAACAGCGTGGCGATGGCGCGGGCTTTCGTGGCTGCCTGCACCAAGCTGCTGTTGCTCGTGCCGACGATGTCCAAGCAAGCCGGGCGCTTCGAGGTCCAGTTCGACACGGGGGTGCTCGCGGCCCGTTTGAAAGTGGCCGAGAGCTTCGTGGCATCCCAGTCGTCTGGCAAAGCTGTTTCGTATTCGTTCGAAAACTCGCGCTAGCCGCGCATCATGCCACGACCCACCCGCACGCCCAAGATAGCCGAGTCGTTCTCCGAAATGCGAGCGGAGTATGACGCCGCGCGCGAGAACCAGTACCGCCGGCGTCGGTTCGGGGTCACCGGGACGCCGCGGACCGCGGACTATCACGTCCGCAACGACGGCCGCTACTTCAAGATGATGGAAATCGCCCGGGACATGGATCGCAATGATCCCATGCTCGGGCAGGCCATTGATCGTGCGGTCGACAACACCATCCAAACAGGCCCAACGCTGGACCCTGATACGGGCGACAAGAAGCTCGACAAAGAGATTCGCAGCCGATTCAGCGACTGGGCCGACGATCCGGATATGTGCGACCTGGCTGGGGAAATGAACTTCCAGCAGATGGGGCGCACCGTCCTGCGGCAGTCGATCGTCGATGGCGACATCTTCCCGCTGCCGAACGAGAACGGCTCGATCGGCATGGCCGAGGCCCATCGCTGCCGGACGCCCTCGCGAATTCGCCGCAACGTCGTCAACGGCGTGCTGTTAGACGACAACCGGCGGCGGGTGGAATACTGGTTCACCAAGGACGAGATTGACTCGGCAACGCCGATCTCGCTGGCTGACATCCAGCCGATCAAGGCCCGCGATAAGTCCGGTTATCGCCAGGTGTTGCAGGTTTACAACCCGCGGCGAGTCAGTCAGACCCGCGGCGTGACCGCCCTGGCGCCAATGGTCGACATCGCCAGCATCATGGGCGACACGGTTTTCGCCATCCTGGTCAAAATCCAGACCTCGGCCTGCTGGGCGGTTGTTCGAAACCGCAGTGTCGGCTTTAGCGGCCAGGGCGAACGGGTTAAGGCCGGTTCGCAGTCGACCGAATTCAACGCGGACGGCACAACCAGGACGGTCGAGGAAATCTACCCGGGCATGGACATTCCCGGCCAGAATGGTGAGACCCTCACGCCATTCTCGCCCCAGGTTGTGGCGAACGAGTCGATCGAATTCATCGAAATGCTGCTGGGCTGGCTCGGCTGCAATATCGGCATGCCGATCGTGATGATGACGCTCGACAGCCGGCAGACCAATTTCTCAGGCTGGCGCGGCAGCTTCGAGCAGGCCAAGATGGGTTTCCGCGAAAACCAGCGGATGCTGACCAGGCGGTTCTACACGCCGGTCTATCAATGGAAGCTCCGCCACTGGATGGCCGAGGGAGACGAGTTCTCTCAACGGCTGCTGGGCGCCCCGCGGGCGTTCTCGCACCTCTGGGGCATGCCGAGCTGGCCATACATCGAGCCAGTCAAAGACGCGGCGGCCGACCTGCTGCAGATTCGCAACGGCCTGAACAGTCCGCGGCGGGTGCAGCAAGAACGCGGCCGCGACTTGAGTGACATCCAGGACGAGACGGTCGAAGACAACGGCCGCGCGATCGAGATCGCGATCAAGAAGGCCAAGCAACTCACCGAAAGCCTGGGCGAACCGGTCAATTGGCGCGAGCTCTTGTGCTTGCCCACGCCCGATGGCGTCACGGTCAAACTCGGAACCGACGAGGGGAGCCCCGCGAAATGAGAATTTCCGACGCCATCCCGCAAACGCTTGCGATTCCCCAGCACCGCATCGACGAGTATTTCGGCGTCTGGGCCGTGCTGGAGCACGAGTTTCGCGCGGGCATCGATCAGTTCTCGTCGGTCGATCTCAAGCTGCACCTGAGCGAGGCCATGGCTGCCCGCGGTGGTCAGCAGCAGCAGCAATCCAACATCGAATACGACGTAACTCCCAACGGCGTGGCGGTCGTGCGGTTGGAAGGCACCATGATGAAACATCAGTCGAGCTTTGGCGGCGCCTCGACGGTGCGGGTCAAGAATTCGCTACGAGCCGCTTCGCGTGACGAAAGCGTACGGGCCATCGCGCTAGTGATCGATTCGCCGGGCGGCACCGTGTCGGGCACGTCCGACTTGGCTGCCGTCGTGGCGGGCATTGCGGCCAAGATGCCGCTTTATGCCTTCATCCAGGACACCGGCGCCAGTGCTGCCTATTGGGTAGCGTCCAGCGCCACGAGGGTATTCGCCAATAGTGCCGAGGCCCGCGTGGGCTCGATCGGCACTTTCACGTCCCTGCAGGACAGCTCACGACGCTACGCGGAATTCGGCGTCGACGTCTACGTCGTCAACGACGGCGAGTTTAAGGGCATGGGCGAGCCGGGAACCAAGATCACTCCTGCCCACCTCGCGGCCATGAAAGTCCTGATTACGGACATGAACAGCGAGTTTAAGGCCGCTGTGGCCACCGGCCGCAAGGTCAGCCAGGCCAAAGTCAACGAATGGGCCAACGGTCAAGTGTTCGTCGCCCGCAAGGCGCTGGCGATGGGAATGATCGACGGCGTCCAGAGTTTGGAAGCAACGCTCGAACAGTTGGCCGTGGCCAAGCCGCCCCGCGCGGCTGCGCAACCCAAGGCCAGCGATAGGACCACCGCATCATCGGAGCGTTCCGATGTCACTCAAGCCGAGGAGGACTTTTCGATGGATCATCAGACCGCGTCCGCTCCGATCGCGCCCCCGCAAGCCACTGCCCCAGCGGCCGCCCCGGCGGTTGCGCAACCGGCGCCGGTTGCGCAGGCCACCGCACCGGTGACCGCTCCGGCCCCCGCCGCGACCGCCCAGCTCGTCGCCCAGCCGGTCGCCGGCGAATCGCCGGCCACGTTCCACCAGCTCAAGGCCGCCTGCTGGGGTGCCGACTCGACGTTCATCGTCGCGCAGCTCGAGGCCAATGCGACGATCGAAAGCGCCCAACGGGCGTGGCAAACCGAGTTGGTCCGTCAGCGCGACGAGGCCAACAGCAAGGCGGCGGCCGCGACGACGACCGCCACGAACGCGCAGCAGGCGCTGCAGAAGCCGGGCGTGCCGGCACCCAAGGCGACCAACGCCGCGGGCAACTCCCAGGTTAGCGCCGCCGACCCGACCGACGCGTTCAACGAGGCCGTGGCCGAGTACACGGCCAAGGGCAAATCGCGGCCCGACGCCGTCAAGGCCGTGATCGCCAACAAGCCGGACGTCTACCAGGCGTTCCTTGTGGCCACCAACGTGGCCGCCGGTCGCCCGGTGCCGCAGCTCAACTAGAGCCAGACAGTACCCGAGGTGCCGGCCTGACCGCCGGCGGGAGCTGCGTAGTTTAGAAATCGCAAATAGCCTCCAACTCAGGAGTTATCGTTATGGCTCAACAGCGAGTCGACACTGGTTTTCGAACCTTCGTGGCCTCGGCGGCAATCGCCGAGTTCCTGCGGGTCAAGCTGAACTCGTCCGGACAACTGGCCGTCGCCGGTGCCAATGATCTGGGCATCGGCTTCACGGAAGACGAAGCCTTCGCCGCGCTCGACCAGGTCGGGGTTTGCCTGCACTCCAAGCAAGGCACCTCGTGGGGCTTGGCCAGCGGCTCGATCACGGTCGGTGCTCGGGTCTACCCGGCGGCGGCCGGCAAGGTCAGCGCCTCGGGCTCTGGCATGCCGATCTGGATCGCCGGCCAAACGGTTGGCGATGGCGAGATCGTGGAACTGATTCCGTTCCACAATCCGGGCGTCTCGGCGGGCATTGTGGCCGCGTCCACCGCGATCGCCAGCACGAACGTCGAAGCCGCCTTCGACCAGACCGTGCCGATCCCGGCCAACTTCCTGCGTGCGGGCGACGTCCTGCGCGTGCGGGCCCTGGTCAGCGGCATCGGCGTTACCGCGACCCCGACCCTGACCCTCAAGGTCAAGATCGGCACCGTTGTGGTTTGCACCACGGGCGCCCTGACGGTGGCCGCGAACGACATCGGCGTGATCGACATCGACATTGTGCTGCGGACGGTCGGCGCCAGCGGCACCGTGATCGCGGGTGGCATGTTCAATCTCGGCGTGCCCGGGACCGCCAGCACGAAGGCCGTTTCCGCGGCCTCGGCCGCGATCGACACCACGGCGGCCTGTGACATTTCGGTCACCGCCACCTGGAGCGCGTCGAGCTCCAGCAACACCTGCCGGCTCGACATTCTCGACGTGACTCGGGTCACGGCCTAAGAGCCAAGACGGCGTTCGTTTCACGAATTCACTGAGGACTTGAGGAACACGGGGCCGCCCGACGACTCGGGCGGCAAACCAGATCGAAGGGTTGAAAAGCGGGAGTAGCTACCCGCCAGACAGCCATGAACTGTTGCTGGCCTTTCATGGGGGCCGCGCGATCGACGTGCGGCCCCATTTTTTGAAAGGATTAGCGACATGGGAGCTCCCACTACCGCTCTCGGCACTCTCCGACCCGAAATCGCGGCCAGCTTCGAAGAGTTTGGCCTGGAAGAAGATCGCCGCAATTTCATCGGGACGCGTGTCGCCCCGGTGACCGAGGTGATGGAATCGGGCGGCGCCTTTGGCCGCATCCCGATCGAGCAACTGCTGGAAAACCCGGACGTCGCGCGGGCGCCGGGAACCGGCTACCACCGCGGCAAGTGGAAGTTCGAGCCGGACACCTACGTGACCCAGGAGTATGGTCATGAGGAGCCGGTCGACCGCAACACCGCGAAGAAGTATCGCAACTACTTCGACGCCGAACTGATCGCCAGCAAGCGGGCGATGGACATCGTGTTGCGAGCCGCCGAGGTTCGCTGGGCCGCGAAGATCTTCAACACGACGACTTGGAACGGCGCTTCGTTGACCACGAACATTTCCGTGCCCTGGTCGACCATTGCGTCGGCTGTGCCGATCGCCGACGTGGAAGCGGCCGTCAACAAGGTCTACGACAACAGCGGCGTTTGGCCCAACACCCTGATCTTGACCAAGAAGGCGTTCCGGTATCTGCGTCGCTGCGACCAGATCATCAGCCTGATCAAGTATTCGGGCAACCACAACCCGACCGCGTCCGGTATCACGGCGGATGTGCTGGCCGAGGTCTTCGACCTCGAGCAAGTGATCGTCGCCGGCGGCACCAAGAACACGGCGGGCAAGGGTCCCGGCATCGCGGCCACTCCGGCCTCGCTCTGGGATGCCACCAAGGCCATGGTCTGCTACGTCGCCCCCTCGGGCGAAATGTCGGACCTCTCTCGGCCGACGCTGGCCCGCACGTTCCATTGGGACGAGGACGGCAGCTTGATCGGTGGCGCGTTCGAGAGCTACGAGGACCCGGCGATCCGCGGTCAATGGTATCGCTGCCGCCACCAGGTGGGCGAGAAGATCATGTACAAGGAGCTTGGCCACCTGCTGACCAACGTGACCTGATCCACGCTGGTGTGACGGCGTCGCAATCGCAAGCGGCGCACGGTCGGGAAACCGGCCGTGCGCCCTTTTCCACCTCACTGTTTTGCGCCGACGGGCGCGGGTGCGCAATGGGTCTTTCCGACAAGCTCTGGGCCGGCATCGGCATCCACCAGGTGCTTGCGCATCACCGGAAAACCGTTGTGCACTACCCGGGCGGCAAGCTCCCAAATACGAACCTTCCCGCGGGAGTCACGATCACCAATGCCCTGGTCGCGTTCGACACGATGATGGGCACCAACGAAATGAGCGGCGACGGCGCGATCACTCGAGACGATTCGGGCGATCGTGAGCGCCGCACCGGGCACCTGGAGGTGCCGATGAGCGTCGAGGTCACTGAAAAAGACTTGTGGCTGATCGACGGCGACATCTGGACCACGCAGCGCATGGACGCCAAAGACTCGGGAACGGACGCACAGATGCAGGGTTGGCGGATCACCAGCAAGCTGGGCCGTCGCACGCAACACGCACTACCGAAGACCGACCGACCGCTGCGTCGGGGCTGAAATGGCGATCACGCTCAATACCACGAACTTCTCACTGCCGCGGATTCGTCTGTGCGAGCTCGTTGCCGCCTGCCCGTCGTTTCAGCAAGCGGTGGGCGTATCACCCAGCTCGAGCACGCCGCAGCTCGATGCCATGGCCCACGTGCTCTCGCCTTTTAGCGACGACCACGTTGTCAATGGCGTCATGGCCAACCCACGGCCGCGGGCCACGATCAATATCAATCGCTACACGCGGCACAAGCGTGGCACCGCCTTTGGCGCCAGCCAAGGTGGGCTAATTCTGTGCTTTGAGTTTCTCCCCAAGACTGAGCCCGTCATTATCGCGCCGCCCTTCGGTACAGAAGATTGGAACATCCAGGATCCCAACGAGCGGCTGGCCCACTTCGAAGAGCAGATTGGCAAGATCCTCGACGAAATGGAGGCGCGTGTTGCCCAGGACAAAGCGCCGGGCGACGCGATCTTCACGGCCAGCGAGAACCCCGCGACCACCCATTTAAACCAGATCACGATCGACCTGGTGGCCGGGCCGGCAGAGTGCAACGAGCAGGAAGAAGAGGGCGACTTGTTCATGACCGCGATTTTCCTGGTGGACTACCAGTAAGGGTTACGCCATGCCGCGGATGAGCACACTGCCGAACCTGACCATCACGATCGGAATGTCGGATGGTTTCTATCAATTGGTCAGCGGCGATCGGCTTTGGAATATCTACGCGCGGGCGGCGCTGGCGCACCAATTGATCAAGCACCACGAGACCCGCATTCCCAAGCACTTTCGGCTAGGGGCTCGTGGCACTTACCAGTACCACCGCCGTCGCAAATCGACGGAGCGGAAGAAGGTCAAGTATTGGCGCAAACCGCCGAACCTTGACTTGGTCCGCAGCGGCCAGACGAGCCTGGCCGTCATGCGGAAACGAACGATCACGTTTGCCGGTTCATTCGGTGGCCCGAAAGGGGCCGGCACGTTGCAGGGGCGGCTGAATATGTTCCTGCCCTACCCGTTGCGGCGCAACGACAAAGTAGGCGGCATTTCGCCCGAGGACATCGCGGCTGAGATCACGTCGACTACCGACCAAGAGGCTCAGGAGATCGCGGAGGGCTATCGAGACGACCTCGCGCACCAAATCAACAGCTACCACGGCCCGATGCGCGTGCAGCGGCCCGGCGGCGGTGTCAACGGACTGGTCAACGCCCTGATGGGGCGCTAGCAAAAGGAGTGATGCCATGAGTTTTGATCGCTACGGAATCTATGCGGCTCGGATTGGCGACATCCTGCTGCGCGACCTGTCGGACATAAGCTGGCGCTCGGCGAGCAAAAAGTCGGTCGTGATTCCTGGCGGCGACGTCCACCCGCGGGCGATTGTCAACTGCTGCGCCGACCCGGTCATGGACTTCTCGACCAAAGCCCTCGACGCGCTCTTCGCCGGGGCCGCCACCGTCGACCCCTGGATCGGCTACGCCGTCAACACGGCCGGCTCGCCTAGCACCCCCTCGGCCCTGCTGCAATTTCAGAAACGGGTGGACGGCTCGACCTTCGCCAGCGGCGCGAATCACATCGTGGGCACCAACACCAAGGGGTTCCTGAACCCGGTCAGTATCTCGGCCCAGCAGGACGACGAGGCCGGCGTTAAGTGCATGCTGTCCTACTCGATTCTGTCGACCGACGGCATGACACCGCCGATGACATGGAGCAACGCGGCGGCCCTGACCAGCGTGCCCAACTTCGACGGCATCTGGTTCCTGGGCCCGGCGACGATTGGCGTCGTCGGCAGTGCGGGAATCTTCCTGGGCAGTCTGCAAAGCATGGAGCTCCGCTTCGGCATCAATTACCGCTCGCCGCGCGGCGATGGCAACGTCTATCCGGTCAACGGCTCGGTGCACTCGGTCGTGCCGGAGATCCGCTTCACGCTCTTGAACTTCCAGACGGACGTGTTTGCCATGGCTTATCCCTGGGGCTCGGCTTACTCCCAGGTCGGCGAGTGCGCCTTCCAGTTTTACCTGCAAAAGGGCGTGCATGGCGGGGCCCGAGTGTCCAGCGACGTCGCCGAGCATATCGCGATCATCACGCACACGGGTGAGCGGACGCCCGAGACGTGCTCAGTGCGCGAGATTGACGACGCCCAGGTCGAAATCGTCCTGCGGCCGACCGGTGGCATCTTCATCGCGGTGCAACAGACGATCTCGTTCTAGCGTTCGGGGGTCGGTTTCCTCTTTACCAGCTTTCATCACGCGGGGTCGCCATGGCTCTCAATTACACGACGCTGTTCACCAATCGGATCGGCAACGGGTTCTACCTGCTGAACCTGTGCAATGAATTCCGTGGGGCCGCCGGCAGCGGTGCGATCGCCACTGATCTGGTCACCGAATGGCAGGCGTTCGTCACGACCTACGACGGTGAGAACGCGCTGCTGCGCGCGGCCCTGGGCGATTCAACTGGCAGGCTCACGACGGCTTTGGGCGGCCTGGACGACATGACGAGTTGGATCGCGACGTCGCTATCGAACACGATCATCGAAATGATCGACGCCCAGAATCAGCTCTCCAAGAAGGAGATCAGCGAGGCCATGCAGGGACTGATCGACTTCATGGTCGCGGACGGTAAGACGGTCGACGCCAACGCCGTGACCGCCGCGGCCACTGCCGGCACCAACTCGGGCACCGGCACGATCGTGTTGAGCACGAAGGACGCCAACGGCAAGACGCTCGAGTATTGCTACGACGAGACGATCGACGTCACGTTTACGACCACGACCCAGGCGAAGTTTGTCGGCGAGGCCCGAGCCAAGAGCCTGCTCAGTTACCAGTTCCCGCTCGGGAGTGGCGCCTCGAAGAGCCTGACGCCGGCCGACGCGGCCAGCACCAGCGGCATCCTGACCAATGGCACATTGGACGCGATTGTCGCCAACACGCCCACCGGCTGGACGATCATCAACGGCACCGCCGGCACGAATATCCTGGAAGAGGCGTCGGTTGTCTTCAAGGCCGGCAAGGCCGTAAAGTTCGTCGGCAACGGCTCGGCCACCCCAGGCATCACGCAGACCATTACCGGGCTCAAGAGTCGGACGCCCTATGCGGTCAATTTCTGGGGCAAAGTCGACTCGACCCCGGCCGCCGGCGTGATCACGGTCGATCTGTACGACGGCTCCGGCATCATCAACGACGAGGCCGGGAATGCCAACTCGTTCACGGTCGACTTGACCGCGATCGGCACCAGCTATGTGCCCAAGGGCGGATTCTTCCGCCTGCCCGAACCGGTGCCGTCGACCGTGACCCTGCGGATCCGCGAGAGCACGGCCCTGTCGAACACCAAGAACTTCTATCTGGACCACGTCCAGATGATCGCCGGCACCCAGCTCTACTCTGGCGGACCGTATGCCGCCGCGTTTGTCGGATCGGTCGCATTCAGCACCGACGACACGTTTTCGGTGGCCGTCACGAACGACTATGGCGGCGCGGTGCAGACGCTGTTCTGGCGCTGCTTTGACATGCCCACCAAGGGGCTGGTCCTGCCGAGCAACGCCGCCGGCAGCGAGAACATTCTGGACTCGATTATCGCGTAAGGAACCGTCATGTCAGCGTATTTACTCTTCGTCGAAGGCGCGTCGCCCAACACCGCCAACGACTTGCCAAACCAACTGGGCATCGGGCAAATCGTCGGCCGCGGCGAGCCGGGGCTCCTCTGGGTGCATTGCCAGGCTGGCCCGGGCGGCAAGCCCGGCATGCTGGGCGGCTGGTGCGTTCACGCTGAAACGCCCACTTTCAATCCGGCCAAGCAAGAGTGGCGCCGTGCCCCGAGCGAGAACTTTTGGGTCGGCCAGTGGCGCGATCGCCCGCTCACGCCCGAGGACATCGTCCGGCAAAACGTCGGCGCAGTCTGCTACAGCGTGCCGCTGGAAGATGGCCAGAAGTGGCTGATTCCCGCCGCGCGGTGGCTGCCGCACCTCTGGACCATGAACAAGGAGCTGAAGCGCATCCGCGTGCCGGTGGCCGAGTATGTCGAGTTCTGTGAGCAGGCCGACGTCGTCTTCCAGGCGTTTGTGAAGAATGCCGCCGGCGGCCAATTCGAGATCGAGTGCGAGTGGGAGTTTGTCTGCCGGGCGATCGAGATCAACTATCGGCTGGCGCCGGAGATCATCGCGACCCTGAAATTGATCGGCGATCGCACGGGCAGCTCGATCCTCACGGCCGTGATCGAGTGGGAAGGAATCACCAAGGTGGTCCAGGAAAAAAAAAATGCGGAGTTAGCCACGACCGACGCTACGCCACCTACGTGACCTGGCGTAAGGGGTTGTTGCCCAGGCACGTGCCGACCTATTTCGACCGTTACTTTCTGCTGGAAGAGCACTCCACCGAAGAGCTGATTCGGCAAGGTGGCAAGGGGTAAGCGATGGGGCAGAAAGTCACCTTCACAATCGACGCCCAGCACGCTCCTGCGGTGGACGCGTTCCTGAAAGTCGCCCAGGCCGTGCAATTGACCGGCGGCCAGGGGCAAAAGGCCGGCCAGCAGATGCAGCAGGCCGGCGGTGCGGCCAGCGCCGCTTGGGAGAAGGGTCTCAACATTATCTCCGGCTATCCGGCGGCTCTGGCCCGGATGGTGACCGGAGCGGCCGGCGTCTACGCCGTGATCGCCCAATTGCGGGCCGAGCTCGAACGGGTCGGCGAGCTGCAGAAGAAGGCCATGACCTCGATCGACACGGCCCAGGACCCTTATTACAAGGCCCGCCAGTCGGTCTCACCAGAGTATGCCAACAGCAAGCTGAGTCGCGTGCTCACCCGCGAGGGCATGCAAGCCTATGGCGACTCGGAGCCGGCGTCCTACCTGAACCTGCTGGCCAGCATGGAAAGTGCCCGGGGCGAATACGGCCAGGTCGGCACGCACCGCGCGGCCAATGTCGTGGCCCAGGCGCGCGGCCGCATGAACATGGAGAACGAGTCGGCCACGGAGTTTGGCGGTGCCCTGCTGGACGCGATGAACGTCCAGAAGGCCCACGGCAAGAACTACACGCCCAAAGCTGTGGCCGGCAAGTTCATCAGCATGTACGGCGTGACGCGGTCGACCAATATCCACGAGTTTGCCAAATACGACATGCGGACCATCAACACAATGGCCCGGTTCGGCTTCTCGATGGACCAGGCAATCGGCTTTCAGAGTGCGATCGCCGGCTCCAAGCCGGACCCGACCGGTCGAATCTCGGCCACTGGCATGGGCTTGCTGATGGGCGACATGGCCAAGGCGTACACCTATGCCCACCAGTACGGGATGGGAATCAAAGGCCTGAACCCGGAAGACTACGAAAAGTCGGGCATGGGCATGTTCGACGTCGCCCGCGGGGACACCAAAACCGGTCGCGCGATGCAGGCCTATCTGTTCGGCGCGCGGGCCGGCAATAAGAAGGTCCGCGACCTGGCCATGGGCCTGCCGGACATGGGCCCGAGTTTCATGGGCCACGCGCGCGGCGAGAGTGGCTTCTTTGAGCTGGCTCGCGAGCTCTTGAACCCCAACGAGCAACTCTTCGGCCGAGCACAAGAGGCCTCCAGCCGCGTGGTTTCCGACGCCGACGCCGAGAACTATTTCGACGAGATGATCAAGGGCACGCCGGGCGATCGGCACGAGGGTTACTACGCCAACCGGGCGGCCAGCCGCGGGGCATTGGCCGTCGGCAAGTGGGAGAACGTCGAGCAAGCGGCCCGCGGCAACGTCGTCGAGCTGCAGAGCGAGCTGGCCGACATCCTGGGCACGAGCGACATCGGCCAGAAGATCGCCGGGACCCTGACCTCACTGCGGGCCAATGCTGCCGATCCGGCCATGCTCGGCAATCAGCAGCGCGAAGTGATCCAGGGGGGAATTGAATCGGTGCGGGCCGCCGCGGCCGACCGGGCCCGCATCAAGAAATACGGCGGCGAGCGAACCGCCTGGCTGCCGGACTACTTCAACCCGATCAGCGACAGTGAATCCAGCTCGCAAATGAACGAGCAGGAGCGGCTGCTTATCCAGACCCTAGAGCGGCTGATCGAGACACTGGCCAACCAGGAACTGACCGTCAAGGTCGAGGACCCGACCGGCCGCCAGATGGGACGATCGACGTCGCGGCCGCGCGCCCTCGAGACGTTTAACGAGGACTCCGAATGATCCAATTTGGCACCAGCGTGATTCCAGGCACGCATCAGAGCCCAATCTTCACGGCGCCGGAGCTGCATGCCGTCCGCAATCATTTCGCGGGCGTTCGCTACGAGAGCGAGATCTTGCTGGGGACCGGCGGCCGGCCGGTGGTTATCCCCATCATGCTGCATAGCCAACTGCAGACGGCAATCGCGCTCGAGGGCTTGCTGAAAACGCTCAACACCATGGTCGGAATGCACGAGCTGCTGGAGATTCTCGAGGGTCCTTATGGCGGCGTGCCCATGGAGTTCCCGAACTGCACCTTCGAGGGATTCACCAAGGACGGCAGCGACGACGCCGGCCCGCTGGCGGATATGGTCGGGCTACTGGACGGCGTCACGCCGAGCTGGTGGATCAAGGGCATGCTGATGTTCCGGCAGCTATCGACCGAGGAGCTCTAGCATGCCCGGGCTGTCGCGAGAGGGTGTGAAGGTCTCGGCCGTCGTCGGCGGCTATCGCTCGCGCGCTTTCAAGGTGCTAGACGTCGAAACCTCGTCCGGCGGTGACAAGCTGGACCACGCCGTGATCTTGTTCGATCTGGGCGATCCGGAGGTCAAACAATACGTCGCCAATATCGACCTGGCGAAGCTGATCTTCTCAGTGCCAGGCGCCAACCAGATCAACCTGCAAGGCATCGATATTTCGATCGTGGCCGAGATCAATGGCGAAGAGCAGGTTTGGCACTGGGGCAAGGCCACGATGCAGGAGCTGGAGATCGGGCCGAACGAGTCGATCAAGCTGATCAGCCGGCTAGAGAATGCCCACTTCGGCCGGCCGACCGACTTCCGCCGGGTTTACAACCGGGCGTCAGAGTCGCACGAGTACATCGACCACTACATCACGTTCAACCCCGACGTTAAAGGCGGGATCATCGGCAACCGCAATCCCAACCCAGGTTCGCGGCGGGATGGCATCTACCCGGTGTTTGTCGAGCCGGCCAGCATGAAGACGGCCAACGCCGCGGCCTATCACGGCGTCGACTGGCTCGACCCCAACGATCCGGCCAATGTTTTCGAGCGCGCGGAGCAAAACTGGAATCTGATCGAGGCGGTGCTCTACCTCTGCGGCGAGTGCAACCTCGGCCAGACCTATATCAAGAACCCGACCGAAGACGAGCTCGGCTCTATTCTCGACTCGGACCGCACGATCCTGAAAAATCACATCATCCGGCCGGGCCTGCATCTGCCCGAGGCGCTGGACCAGCTCCTGAACCCGTACGGCTATCACTGGCGGATCGACTACAAGAGCCTGACCGAGCGAAAGATCGTGGTTTTCCAGGCCGGCGTCGGCACCGAGCACCCGCTGCTATTGCAGGGCGTCGGCAGCTCGCTGATTCCCTCGCAATCCAACACGCTCAAGGTGAGCCTGGGCTATGACGCGTCGATGGCGATCAACCAGGTGCGCGCGACGGGTGGATTCACGGAGCTGGAGCATACCTGGGAGCTCAAGCCGGCCTGGTCCGCCAGCTTCGACGATTCCACGATCGACATGCTCAACACGGGCGCCCCCGACTGGGAAACCAGGCCCATCTACCACCGCATTTGGCGGGACTGGGTGCTGGACGAGGCCGGCGACTACGGCCGCGAGTGGGCCGGCATGCCCGCCAACGCCCCCAACCCACTGGTGAGTGCCGCTTTTATCACAGCGTTCGGCGCTGCCCATTCGATCGTCGTGCCCAAACGCCGCAAGTTCCTGCCCATGCTGACCCGCGGCGACGACAACGTGCCGCTGGGCAAGGTCGGCGGCTGCGTCGTGGAATGGTTCAACCCCGACGAGGGCGAAGGCGGGTCGTGGGTGCCTCTCGACCCAAACCTGGAATTCTTCACCTGCCGGCTACTCGAGGACGAGTGCGGCATCCACTTCGCCGGCTCGGTCCCCCCGATCTTCCTGATGAACCTGGGCACGGCCGCGCGCGTGCGGATTACAGCGACGGTCCAGAGTGACTATCGGATCGCGGCGCTCGAGACGCGGAAGACGACCAGCGTCAACCCCGACGTCAACGAGGCCACGCTGGACGTTTCGTCGCGGTTCCATGGCCGGCTGCTGCATCCGGAGAGCAAGTATTTCGGCGACGTCGCCGGCGGCACGCTGCGGGCGGACACCAGCGATGGCCGCGCGGCGCTCGAGGATTTTGTGGAGGCGGCCAGGCTGGCATTCGACCGGGCCCAATGCTCTGGCACGGCCGTGATAGCCGGCATCGATTACCCGGAATACAAGGTCGGCGACCTGGTGCCAGAAGTTGTCGGCCGGGAGGTGCTGTTTGGGCTCAATCACTCGGCCAGCGAAGAGCGGCGATTCCCGCAAATCATGGGCATCGTGCGTGAGGTCCAGTCGCAGCGAACGATCATCACGTTGAACGAGTTCAAAGATACGACGGCCTGGGTGGCCAGTTTTCTCCGCAAGACCAAGCGACTCAAATGACGATCGAACGGAATCCAGACCGTCCTGGTTCGAACAGCGCCCCGCTCGTGATGCGCTTTCGCCTGCAGGAAACCTTGCAACCTGGTGCGGCCGCCACGGCCAAGATCCTCAAATACAGTCAAGCGGCCACCGACCTGGTGGAGCTCGCCAGCGCCAACGTCGGCCTGAGCGTGCATGCGACGTTCTTTCGGGCGTTCGGGGCCGAGGGTGAGGACGGCTGGGCCATGTGGCATGGCGACAGCCAGCGGTGGGAAGTGGTCTCGATGGAGGGATCGCTACTGCGCCACGGCACCGCGGCTGAGACGATCGCGGAGAACGCTACCGGCGACGTCGCCTTGTATTGGAACGACGGCGGCAGCGAGGCCAGCCTTGGCATCACGGTCCCAGCTCGCAATATCGGGTCCGAGGTCGAAAACGGCACGAAGGTGCAAATCTGGTACGAGCCGCACGGCGAAAAGTGGTACGTGGCCAGCGGCTCCGGCTCTGGCGGGGCGATCGTGAGCGTCGAGAGCTCCAGTTTTGGCGAGACGACTTGCCTGCTGCCCGGCAAGGTGCAGTCGATCGAGGGCACGTTCACGGCCGCGTGCTCCAGCCCGTTTACTCCGGGCGAGGACTGTTGGCTGCTGGTGCTCAATTCCGATGGCGGCTCGATGGGTTTTCCCAAGAAGCCGTTGAACGTCGGCGAGCTCTATCAGGGCACCCTGGTGACAACGCTCTCGGGCGTGTCGGTCTACGCGATTCGCGACGGCGGCACGAGCGCCGCGAAGGCCTGGCACGCGCTGGCCGTGGACGCCGTAGATGCCGGCGATTCTGGCACGTTCTCGCGGGTCGATGCGTCGGAAGTCGTCGCCGAAAACTGGACCAACGACTCGGATATGGCGCCTTACGACAAGGTCGTCATCATCCAGGACCCGATCGATGGGCAGTATTACGCGTTCATGGGCGGTTCGTCAGCGACGGTCGACGTCAGCACCGGCGTCGACATCATCATCCCCGGAGACACCGGCGACCTGGAGCTTTCGACCACCGTCGTCGTCGAAGTCACGAACCCCACCGATCTGTCGATCTTCGCGAACAATAGTGCGATCTCGTTCATGCTCGATGGCGAACGCGTTGTCGTTCCGCAGGGCACGCATATTTTCCACCTGGTCTGCCCAACGCCAGGCGTCGACGCCGGCGAGACAATTTCGGTAACGCTTCCCGATGGCCGCCCTGTCGACGCGGTGAACTGGACGGGTTACAAGATCGTCACAGAGCAAAAGATCTTTGTTGGTTTGGATCGGTCGGACGGGATTTGGTACATCTGGCCGAGCACCGACCCGCGGGTCTGGAATCATTTCCTGACGGAGCTGCAAAACCCCCTGCTCTCCAGCGACGCAAACGCGAACGTCAAGCCTTCGATTCCGTCCTGGAAATACACCGAGGTGGGCGAGATACCCATCGCACCCTACGACGTGCTGAACCCGCTCGGCCTCTATGGCAATGCCGGCGACAAGTGCATCGTGGCCGAGCTGCCTGGCATCGCCGACGGAGCGCCGACGGAAACCCGCTGTCGCGTGACCGCGGTTTTCAACCAGCACCGGATTTACCACTCTACGGCGAGCGACGCGATTGCCGCTGGCGAAGACGGAGCGGTCTTACTCTCAACCGGCGAAGAGGTGGTCGCGACCAATTGGTCCGATGACAGCGACATAAAGGCCGAGGCCAAGATCCTGGTTTATCAGGACCCGGCGAACGGAAAGTATTATGCCCAGAATCCCAGCGGCAAGCCGGTTCAGATTAAGCGATTCGAGCTCCTTGAGGCGCTTCCGCTCGGCGGAGTTTCCGTGGCCAACTTTGTGGTCTACGAAGCGGGGGAATGGGTAACAACTGTTGAAGGTGGCATCGTGGCCGACTTCACCGGCAACAGCTTTCGCGGAAGCGTGGGCGATCGCGGCTGGTGCATCGCGATGCCGGACGACAATGACCAGTACGAGATTCTCTGGCTTCGGGGTGAATTCATAATAACGGAGTGTATTGCCGGCGGGCCAATTCGAGTGCGGGAAGTTGGTGAAATTGCGGCCATGGGGGACTCGCTGTTTGCGATAAACATCGGTGCCGATCCGATCGAGGTCGGCAACACAGCTCTCCTAATCGTCGACACATACACCAACGACCAGCTAGTTTTTCGCACCGGCACGCCTTTGCTCATTCGCATGCAGGGCAGCGACTTCGCTCAGGGCCCGATAAATTCTTATTGCATTGGGGCCATCCAGGGTGTTGAGGCGGCGTCCTATAGCGGATCGGTCGCCGTTAGCGTCCAACCACCAAACGCGACTTTCACTGGGCTGACGCTGCCTAACCACGTCGGCAATCTCGAGGAAACTCCGGATACGAGCTACGACATTGGTAGCGCCCAGCAGTTGCAGATTGTCCACGTCGTGTATGCCGGTGAGACGCCACCCACGCTAGGCGATATGTGGGGCCCCAAGCCAGGCGACACCCGGCTCTACAAGGGGCACCCCGGCTACGTTGCCATCGGAGCGGATTCTGAGCTGTACTACGGTGTCAATGGCGCGGCCCACACCGCTACCTTTGAGAAACAGCCGGTCCAGCTCCTACTCGTCAAGCTGACGAGCCAGGCACTCAACAACGACGCGACTCAGGACTATACGATTCAGTGTGGTAGCCAGGGCGCCGAAGCCGACGGCGGCTGGCCCGATGTCCCGCCAGCTTATAACCGCAGCGGAAGAGTGCTTGCATCGGATGAAATGTGCGTCGCAATTCGGCTTCCGAGCGGCTGGGAATTGGTGCCGCTACTGGCCGGGTCCACTGCCCTGCGTGAGTATTGGGGCTTTCTGACAGCCAACATGCTGCGCAGCGATTCCACGGGCGCGGTCGACGGAGTTCTCGCTCTCGACGGTGGCAGCGACCCCGGCATCACGACCGTTACAAACCTGCTCGACCTGGCCGGCTTGGACAATGACCGCTGCCTGATCGGTGAGGATAAATCCAACCCCGAGGAGACGGTCTACTTCTTCAAGAACATCATGCACCACGACTGCGATTGAGATGGTCGATAAGCTCTACACACAGCATGACCGCCTGGTCACGCCCAATGACCGCCTCACAGCCAGCTCAGTCTGTTGCTGCCCGAGTTGCATCATCTGCGAGGATTCCTTCGAGCGATCGAACAACAGCAACATCAACACCGGCGCGCCCATGATCTGGGCGGGCGGCACGAGCGACTTCACGATCAACGGCAATCGGCTGCGGACTGTCGTTAGTGGCGCGGCAGTTACTGGCTGCTCGGGCGATCGCGTCACCGTCTCGATCAAGCGAACGAACTCTGGCGGCACCTACACCACGAGCCAGGCGAGTGTCAAACTCGGCTCGGTCATTGCGACCATCACGTTCCCGTCCAGTGCCGGCGAGCCCGGACGGATTGCCATCACGGGCGGCGGCGTCAACGTAGGAACCGTCAACTACGTTGATGTCCCTGAGATTGTCAATGAGGCCCAGATCACACTCTGCGTGCGGCAGATTCGCCCCTACAACGACACCGAGATCGGCTTGCTGGGCGTTCACCTATACTCAGCCCATGGCAATAAGACCGTCTCGGGGTACATCGGCTCGACGGCGTTCGATCCCGACGCGGGCACCTATGGCACGTCTGGCCTCGGAACTGGCACGATCGACACCACGCATAGCCAGATATTCTTCATCGACTTCAAGGTGCAGCACCTACGAGGCGCCGAAGGGGACGACTACGAGGCGTGCCCGCAGTGCCGCCCCCGGCCTTGCTACGCCAGCTCGGACGGCGGCTTCGACCCGCTGGGGACCACGAGCGAGGGCAAGTGGACAGTCCTCAGTGGAACCTGGCCAGGCGGTCCCATCTCCACCGTCGCCTACTCAACGGTCCAGAGCGATGCCCTGAAGTTCGACGGCTACGCCAGGGGCGGGTTCATCGAGTGCACCGTTGCTCACTACTCGACCGACACGAATACCCGCATCTATATGACGCGAGCTGGCGCCGGAAGCGCGCTATCCGCTGCCGACTACGTTGAGCTGGTTCCTCCGCGTGGGCACCAGCAGGGCTGCGTGCGGTTGATGCGGCAAGCCAGCGTACTCGCGGCCGTGCCGTGGGAAGATGTGGACTTCCCATCGGATATTTATTGCATCTACGGCGCCGGGGTTTGGTATGTCGCGGTATCGGGAGCCCCTGGCATTCTGATCGGTCCACTTAGTCTCCAGCCATTTGAGCCGGCCATCGGCGTCGGCGCGGCGCCTGTGTCTGGGGGCGGCATTGAGATTTACGGCGCTACGATCGGCCACACAGCCGAGGATGGCTATTCCTACTGCACGAGGCACACGGCGGCTTGCGCCGTCTATGACACGTCTGGGCTCCTTTGGACGGACGCCGCCGCCACGCTGCCCAACTGCCAATGGAACGTACTCAGCGGGAGCTGGTCTTGGGTCGACACAGACTCGACCGGCTACGTGGCACCGACCACAACCAGCGCCAACGCCTATATCCAGCGGCAGCAGCCTTACCCCACACTCGCTGCTGGCGGTTGCTTTGAGGCTACGATCGGCTTCAGAAATGTGAGTGACATTGAGGACCTGTTTGGTGCGGGCCTCAAGTGGGGATGGGACGGTGGGAATAGCCGCGTCGTGGTCAGGTTCCAGGACCCTGACACCTACCTCCCGCTCGCGCCGCGAGGTATGGAGTTGACGTGCGCCGGCAACAAGAGCGTGTATACAGCCGAGCTATGGCTAGGCGGCGCGAAGGTTGACGAGGTGGGACCCTTCAGCTTGTGCTGGGGCCTGGACTTCAGGATGAAAATCTGCCTGGGTCAGGGCGTGGTTCGGGTCTCGGATGCACAGAACGGAATCACGCTGTTCCGTCACGCCACGGATGACTTCGGCAGCGACCCATACTGGGGTGTTGGCGTGGAGGATATGCCAGCCGGCGTCAAGTTCCGCGTTGCTGTAATGTCCTTGAATCACACGCGCGATCAGCAGTTCGACTACCTTCCGTCAACGATGCCCAGCAACTGCGAGATGGCGTTCACCCCGTACATCATCGCAGGCAGTGTCTGCGCTGGCAGTGACAACCTGCCAACCATGCTGAAGATCGTCACTACAGGGATCACGTCCTTTGACCCCATGTCGTGTAGCTGCGACGACGCCAATGGTATCTTCTTCCTGCTGCCGGACTACATCGCCACATACGCCGGCAGCGGTCAAGCCCGCTACAGCTTTCCGTTACCGCCCAATGACCCAGCGACTTGCACGCGAACGGAAGTGCAGCTCGTAGCCGTGATCGGCACGAACTTTGTCTACGCCGGCTTCGAGGGCGTGCTGGTGCCTGGGTTCGCTCAGGAGTGGCAGTACAACGACTTCTCGACGCCACCCTACTCGTGCCTGGAGGACCTCGTTGACCTCAGCCTCCCTCCCATCAATTCAAGCGTTAGCTGTGACACCTCGTCCAGCACCCTCAAGGTAACGACGATCCGATGAAGCGTTGCATCCCAGTAGTTGTCAACAAGCAACTCACCTGCCTCGGGTGCGGTATCCCGTTCTCGGGTCCGTTCGCCATCTCCGAGGCCGAGATGATTGCGATCGGCAGCGACCTCAACAAGATTCACCGGCCGTGCGGTCACGTAGCTATATTGCGAGTTGCGCAGAGCGCCAACCTACACGCGGCGAATCAAGGGATCACGCAGTCGGCGCCACCGCAACCGAGAGTGGACTACGCCGGGTGCGTTCATCGCGGTGAGCCGTCGCGGCTAGAGGAATGCCCGACCTGTAGCGGCAGGGTGCAGGTCAAGGTGTTTAAGTGCGCCGTCCACGGCGAGTGCCAGCTCGAAGCCAAGATCGGCGGCATCAACGTCTGCGGCAGTAGCTGCGAGCAGTTCAGTCCGCCGACCTAAACTCGCAGCCGCAGACCTGACAGCGGTTCAGGTAGGTCGACGGGGCGACGCGGATCGAGGATGCCTCGCAGTATGGGCACGGCTTGCGAGAGAATTCCGGAACCGACGCGATGACGGGAGCGGACTTGGCCGCTGGCTCATCGCCCGGCAAACGAACGAACAGCATCGCCGCCATCACGATTGCCGCGAAGGCTCCAACGATCCAGATTAGGGCCGCGCCAGGGTTCATGGGATGTCGGTTTCGCTTGGTATGACTGTTGACCATGGCGGGCCGCAGAGAGCCGGCATCCCGCTTTGACCAGCGTACATGGTTTCCGTCCCGTGACTCGACATGAGGATCGCGTAGATCGAGTACCTGATGTCCTCGCCGATAAACCTTACCGAGCCATCGGCATAGGCCACATTGAACCCGCCTGGATGGTTGCTCGCCGGCCGGGCGAACCACCACGCTTTAATATCGGCCGCAGTGACGGCACCAACTGCCGGCGGCAATATCGGCATGCGGTTGACTTGAATCGGCGGAAGATCAGGGCCAGCAGGGGGAACGCCCCAGAGCGCTCCCAGACGCCACTCTTCGTCGCCGTAGTTGCGCCAGGTCATGTTCCAGTTTACCGTCACCGGGATGCCCAGCGTCTCGCCAATCTCGGCGCCGCGATTCTCAGCGAGCATGATCGTCCGGCTCACGCCATCCTGCCTGGTGAGCGTCGCCGGGTCCATTTTGACGAACGGCTTCTTGTTGCCCGCGGAGCCCGCGTATGCCTGATTAAAGCAGAGCCCGTTCGCGGGCCAGTCGAGCGGGATTGATTGCGCGTTGTCCACGTCGGCCATCCCGGCGTTCGGGAAGTAGTTCATGGCCGGGCCTTGCAGCGTGGTTACGGAATCGCTGGGGCACAGCAGGACTTCGATCGGTCGGTTCGGCAGATTGCCCGTCATGCGATACTGCGTATAGATGTCGTTGCGCTCCATATAAGGCAGCAGAGCCGGCACCCAACCAACGTACCCAGGTGTCGGCACGCCGGTCGGATTTTCACGGGCGTAGACCAACCCAGGAAAGTAGTCCTTGCTGGTGCAGACCTGGATCATCGCCATCGCGGTCTGCCGGATATTGTTCGTGCAGGTCGCGCGCCGGCCGGCCTCGCGGGCTCGTTGCACGGCCGGAATCAACAGGCCCATCAGCATGGCGATAATGGCGATCACAACCAGCAACTCGACGAGGGTGAAGGCGCGCCGTTTCATTTTGTTACCTTGAATTGAAGTGCATGCCCGGCGAAGCGTTGCTCGCACCCAATTCGAGAGGTCCATGCCGGACTTCTCGGCTTCGGCAAGAAACGCTTGCTTCTCTTCCTTGGTCAGGCGCAGCTCGCAGCGTGCGGTGCGCTCAGGTCGAATCGTTGTGGCCATGCCGTACAGTGTACGTACGACGCGAACTTGATACAAGCTGCACGCCCGATCAGTCGTAGCGTGCGCCTATTGGCTATACCCGAGCTCGCCGCCGGCCGGCTCGCGGGGATCGTCGCCGCTCTTCACCTGGTTGATAATGCGCACCAGGGCGCGATCGCCAATATGCGGCGCGTGGGCCCGCAAGATCCGCTCGACCCGGCCATGCTCACGCTCTAGCGCCGCGTCGACAGCTTGATCGACTGCCGCTTGAACTTCCTCGTTGGTGGCCATCGTCCAGCCCTCCCATGGCAGATTATCATACCCTTCCGATGGCTAGTCTCTGTTAGGGCGGCAGATGCGTCAACGACTGAGGCCGGCTTTTCGGCCGAACCAGCGGCGAACCAGTGCGATCGTGCGGCGTGTAAGTCCAATTCGTGGCAATTCTTGGGTGACTGCTGGCAAGCCTGGCCTGGGAAGTATTTTTGCCGCCGACTGCTGTCCGCAGATGGTGGGGTCGAGGTACTTTCGGGTCGTCTTGCCGTCCTCGTGTCCGAGCATCAATTGAGGATCGAGTCCCAGCCGCTTGCCGTGCGTTGCGGCGCTCTTGCGGAGACAGTGAAAGCGGAATTGGCGACTGCTCGGCAGGCCCGCGCGGCGCTGCACTTCGGCGTAGCGATAGTAGATGTGGCTCTCGGAAAATGGCCAAGGAAAGACTTCGTCGCCCTTGGAGAAGGTCCGCAGCCGCCGCAGTAGCGCCACCGTCTCGGCATGCAGCTCGTAGGTCATGTCTTTGCGTTTGCCTTTGCGGAATTCGGCCGGCACCCGCACCCAGCCGCCGTCCAGGTCGAACCATTCCCATCGCGATTTACGCAGCGGAGAAATCCGCTCGGCGGTGTCCCAGCCGAGGTTGTGCAAAGTCTCCCACCAGAGGCCCGCCGGCACGGGACCAATGTAGCCTGGCGTGGCGCGGCAGGCGGCAAACAGCGACTCGAGTTGCGGCATGGTCCAGGCCCGTGGATCGCGATCGGGCTGCACTTCCGGGTCGACGTCGGGCCATTCCTGCAGAAAGCCTTTGCGGCAGGCAAATCGCCAGATGGCCAGGAGCTGCGATCGCTCCTTGTTGGCGCTGGATGGGCTCAGGCCGCGGCCCATCATCCACGCCATGAGCCGCGAGACGTTGTCGTCGGTTAGATCGACGAGCAATGCGTCGCGCTGGAGAAAGGTGCTGAAGTTTCGCACCGAGAACGCGTACAGCCGGCGAGTGTTGTCGGCGCGGCCGCGCAACTTCAAGGGGATGTACTGGTCCTCAAAAAACGACTTTAACGACTGTCCAGGACAAATCATTGCGTTCACCTGATGCCCCGGGTGCTACCCCGCCCCACCTGGGCGTTGTGCTATCCCGAACAACCCTACCACGGGTTTGGTCTCGCGCTCCTCGTAAACGACCCATCTTGGGCACTCCTCTCCTAGTTTTTCTGATCGCCAAAATGAAAAACCGGCAAAGTTTTCCAGGCCGACGCCGCATGGATCGAACAGCCCTTGCCAAGTCCTGTCCTCTCCGTTCGCTATCGCACGTTAATTGGCGAGGAAATTGAAGTCAACAAGTTTGCCGAATCGCACGGGACACAGTCGCAAATCTCTGCGGAATTCCTTACGTGCTCCGCGCAATCGGCCAGTGAAAACGATCGACGAGTTGATGGCGGCGCCAGAGTAGCCGCGCAGCGAAGTGTGAAAAAGAAAATCGGCGGGGCCGGTGCAAGCCGGGCGGCGCTGCTAACGAGCCGTTTGCAACCCCGCCGATTTTCTTGATTGAAAAGTCTAATTCTTGCCTTACAATTGGGGCCATGTCAATGTCCATCGGAACACTGCTAACGACCCAGGAAGTCGCTGACCTGTTAGGGGTTAATACCTCTCGGGTGAGCCAGCTCGTGGGTGAGGGACGGATGCGGCCCAAGCAACGGGTCGGATCCGCAATGCTGTTTGAACGCGACGATGTGATAGCTTTCTCGAAAATACCGCGGGCGACCGGTCGCCCGAAGGATTCTGCAAAAAAAGTTCGAAGGTCTATTGCAAAGTCTAAGTGAGCGCTTAGACTTATCCGCGTTGAGGCCAACCCGGCATGCAAACCGGCTGGTCTCTGAGTTTCGTTAGCGTCTCTTGCCCACCTCTGGGCATCCGACGCACTGCGTTGCGTTGGTTCTAACCGTCGGTCTAAGGGCTCCCTCATTACGCCTTCACTCGGCGCGTGGCTCGTCGCCGCGCTTTAGTTGCCCCCACTCCCGCGGTTGGAACTTCGTTGGCTCGGTTGCCCAGGGGACCCGCATTTGTCCCCTGGGCCCCGGGTTCGTGTGGAACCGTCAACCGCTTGGAGGACTGCGCCAATGGTTAGCTTTGAGGCGACTCCCGAGGAATTTCAGGCGATGCGCGCGATTGCCGTGCGATCGCGGAAGGTACTGACCGGCGAAAACGCCCGGTATGGCGACACGGCCATGGACCTGTCCGCCTGCCACGCCAACGGATGCCCGTTGGATTTTGAGAAGTTGCTCGCCGCTCCCGACTTCGACTTCATCCATGACGTGCTGGGCATTCGTCGCCACCTCGATCGGGCGACGGGCAATCTGATGGATTGCTTTGTGCCGCGGTGCGCCAAGCCGGAGAAGCCGACGCGTGTCCGCCGCCGCCCGTCTCGATCCAAGGTTTCCTCGTGATTCTGGGATTAGATCATGGCCAAAGTGAGCACCTCCTACGCCAAAGTCGTTGAGCACCTCGAGGAGGCCCGCTCGGTGATTGATGGTGAGGTGGATTGCGAATCGCCCGAATACCGCGCGTTGGACGAGCTCCACCGTGCGGTCGACGAGCTGCATACGGTCGTCGGGTTGATCGTCAGGGAAAACAAGTAGGACCAGGTCGGCAGGATTCTTTCGAGCAAGGAACGCGGGAGCCGGTACGCCGGCCATGGATACGACGCCATGCACTCGACTCAGCAGTTTCTCAATTTCGAAGGAGCGATTCCCCTGGCCCGCGCGACCGACCATGAGTCGAGCCACGCGGCGGCCGAGCGGAAGGAATCCAGCGGCTGCGCCAAGCAAGACCGGGTGCGGGTGCTGGAATCCCTGCGGAAACTCGGCAAAGCGGTGACCAGCAAGCAACTCGCGGCCGTGATGGGCGTCGACCGGTACATGACCGCCAGGCGGTTACCGGACCTGGCCAAGATGGGCCTCGTGAAGTGCGAGGCCTACGAAGGCCGCGAGCTGATGTGGAGTGCGAAGGAGTAGGGGCCGGCGAACGATTCGCCCGCCAGGACAGGAAGTTTCAATACCGTCAGAGAAGGAGCGCGTGATGCTGGTTCTATCCAGGAAAAAGAACGAATCGATCGTGATCAATAGCGACATCACGATCACGGTCGTCGAAATCCGCGGTGACAAGGTCCGCCTCGGCATCGAGGCACCCAAGGACATTCCCGTTCACCGCCGCGAAGTGAAGGACGCGATCGATCGCGAGATCGCCGCCCACAAAACGTAAGCCAGTATGTGCCGGCCCGCGCGCGATTCTTGCCTGATCTCGCCGCGGGGCTGACGCAACCCAGGGAACCGGGTTGCTCTCACGGTGCCGGGTGAAACAGGACTGTTGATCCCGGCGACTTTTTACAAACCATCCAGACACGGGGGCGATTATGGCCAAGCGAGCGAAGAAGGACGACAGCGAGCGCAAAAAGAAAAAGGTTTCGATCAAGTCACTCGATCGCAAGCCGGAAAAGAAGGGCGACCCACAGCCGCATGCCTATCGAATCCTCGACTTCCTGCTCGAGGAGAAGCACTCAGACCTGATCAAGGCCGAGGCGCGGATTGCGATCGCCTACCAAATGTCCGCCATTCGCGAGGACATGGATGGCACGATGGGGTTCGGCAAGGTCAAGCTGGGCAGCGATCTCGATCGAGCCTACGCCGATTACGACTTCGTGTTCATCATCCCCCACGAGCTGTGGCAGCATAGCGACGAGTACCGTCGCCACGCGATCATCGACTACCACCTGTGCGCCTGCGCCATTCGCAAGGGGCCCAGTGGCGAAGACCAGGTCGATGATGAAGACCGGACCGTGTTCCGCGTCCGCAAGCCGATCAAGGTCTTCCCAGAGAACGTCGGCCGGTATGGGCTCTGGCAGAGTGAAAGCGTGCTGGACGCTGTCAAGCGTTACAACGACAGCCGGCGACCGCTGCTTCCCGATGATCGTCCGCGGGCCCATTCGTTCAGCGAGGGCGCTCCCAAATCGCCCAGCGAGACCAGCACCACCACGCCCGACGGCATTGCTGCCAACGACCCCGACGCCGAAGTCGACAAGGTCAACGGCAAAGCCCATACCAACGGCCACGGCGGCGCCTGGAAGGCGATCAGGGTCGAGCTGCTCGGCGATGTGCCGGCTCCGTTGCTCAAGTCGTTGCACTCGGCTGGTCTGCCGACGCTGGGCATGATCGCCCAGTTTGAAGAGTCGAACGGCCGCGAGGCGTTCAATGACTTGAAGGGCATGGGCGAAGGTCGGGCCAACATGCTCCGCGAGCTGATGGCCGATCATCGCAACGCGAACCCCAAGCTGTATCCCGAGTTGGCCGCGGCCAACTGAGCGTATCGAGAGGCCCCGTTGGCGTCGGACCGGTTTCTATTCACCCGGCTTAAACCCGACGCCAACGGCTCTTTTCTGCCAACCGTCACACGAGGGACTACCGAACATGCAATCTGGCAACACCGCGGCGCCGCTCCGGATGGTCGAGCTGCGCAATATCGAGATCTTCGATATTCCAGAAATCCGCCGCATACACCGGCTGTGCTTCGAGTCGATCACGTCCGAAGCCGAGCTCATGACCGAGCTCGCGGCGCCCAACCGCTGCTGCATCGCTCTCGATGAGCCGGCCCCGCGGCTGACCCTTTCCATGCGGGGCTTCCTGGTCTTCGCCCACACGCCCAACGTGCTGACGATCACGGCCATGGCTGTCTCGCCCGAATATCAGCGGGCTGGCTACGGCGCCATGCTGGTCGGCCACCTGATGCACGCGCTGGCCGAGGGAACCTGGTCGCGGATCGAGGCCTATGTGCGCGAGAGCAACGACCGCGGGGCCTTGTTCCTGCAGCGGCTGGGGTTCCGCGCGGCCCGACTGATTCCCGGGCACTTTGCCAACCCGGTGGAAGACGCCTACCGGATGGTCTATCGCAAGCCGGCCGTGGTGAAACCGGTGGTCCGGCCCGCCGACGATGCCTGCGGAGAGGAGGGCGGTTCGTGAGCGAATACTTTGTCGCACCTGCCGACGACCTGTCCGACCAGGTGCACCTCGACGAGCTCGCCGACAAGCTCCGCGCGTGTGCGAACACCCGCGAAGTGATTCGGGTTCGCGACGAGTACCTGGGCAGCAAGACCCCGCTCAAGCGGAAGCGGGCGATCGACTATGCCCGCGATCTCTGTTGGGAGCGTAGCCACACTCTGTTTCCGCCGCCGGCCATCGGCACCCCCGGAAAGGCTGCCGCCGATGCCGCCCTGGCCAATCGTGAACAACTAGCGCGTGAACAGGAGCCCCGATCGTGAGCACCGATACGAATACCGCCGTCGACAACCCTGACGCCGAGCCGGCCGACGATCTAATCGTGCAACCCAAGCCGGAGTTTGCGTTGTCGGCGGAGCTGGAAGACCAGGCCAGCAAGATCGACGCGATCGTCGAAAACTGCGGGCTGGTTGCCGCCGGAGAAGTGGAGACGTTCGGCCGGGCATTGCGGCTGGCGCGCGGCATGAACCAACTCCGCGAAGTCATGAGCGGGCCGATCCTGCAGGAGCTGATGGCTCTCAAGGGCAACGTCCTGGGGTTCCGGACCGATCGCGACAAGCTCTCCGAGGAAGACCTGCGCAAGGGGAAGCGGCCTTACGACGACGACGAGATCCGCGACGCGCTCTGCGTCGGCCTGCTGAAAGGGGCTCATGCCACCAACGACGAGATCAACGTCATTGGCGGCAACTGCTACCTGACCAAGTCGTATTACACCCGCCGCATTTTGGAACTTCCCGAGCTGACCGAGCTGGCGGTGCTGCCCGGCGCGATCATGTTCAACTCGGACGGGTCTGTCGCCTATGTGACGATCGAAGCCAGTTGGAAATATCGCGGCGTGGCGGATCGCATCTTGCGCACCCGCGGCAAAGACGAGAAGGGTATTGACTATGACCATCGCATCCAAATCCGCGTCAACCGCGGCCAGGGTCCTGACGCCGTGCTGGGCAAGGCGGAAAAGAAGGTCCTGGCGGCAATCTGGAGGCTCGTGACCGGGCGACGCCTGGAGCAAGACGCCGACTTCGACCCACCGCACGACGACAGTGTCGTCGACGCGCCCAGCACTCAGGGGTCGGAGTCGCAAATCGTCCCGGACAACCGCGGGACCTATTCCCAGGATGTCACCGAATCGGATGAATTCGGCGAAGGCAATCCGCACTACGAGGTGCTGATGCAATACGGCCAGATGCTCGACCTGGCACCCGAGAGCGAGCGGCCGATCGTGGCTGCTGGCAAGGCCCGGGCGTGGGCCAGAGACAAGGCCAAAGGTGCCCCGCCGGCCGTGATCTTCAAGATCGACGAAATGCACGACGAGTGCGTGAAATTGCTCCGCGAACGGAAGCGCGCACCCGTCGAAAACCAAGCGCAGGGAGCCAACAAACAGTGATTGAAACCATCTATCTCGATATGGACGGCGTGCTGGTCGACTTCGAACGGTCGGCCTGCCGCGAGCACGGGCTCTATGTGGACGAGGTTTACACCCGTCCGGGCTTGCTGGGCTCCTATCCGCTCTCTGCAGGGCTGAACATGACGCCCGAGGATTTTTGGGAGCCGATCCACCTGGCCGGCGCCAGCTTCTGGACCGACCTGCCCATGTACCCCTGGGCTCCGATGCTGATCGAGCGGTGCCGCGACATCGCGGAGACCGTGATTCTGAGCACGCCATGTGATCATCCCGGCAGTGCGGCCGGCAAGCTGGCCTGGCTGCATACGCAATTCGGGCCCAACTTCCGCGACTACATGCTGGGTTGGAAGAAGGAGCTGCTGGCCCGCGAGGCCACGCTACTGATCGACGACCACGAGGAAAACTGTGAAGCCTTCGCCAAGCGAGGGCAGTCAATTTTATTTCCCGGCCGCTGCAACAAGCTCCACGCGGATCGGGCCAATCCCTGTCCGCGAGTGCTGGCGTTGCTCGATCGCCTCACCCGAGGCGAACGATTGGCCGGCTGAACAAGCGCGGTGGCCCGTGACGCGAGTTGGCTCGTCGTCAACCGCGTCGCGGGCTGCTTTTAACAAGATCGAATCTCGATGTTCAAAATTGCCGACAAACTGTCGCTCCCGCGGGAAGCTCTGACGCAGAAGTTTGCGTTCTTGGGGCGCTCTGGCTCTGGCAAGAGCACCGCGGCCACCGACCTGGCCGAAGAGTTCTTGGAGCACAACTATCCGATCGCCTGGATCGATCCGACCGGCGTCGCCTGGGGATTGCAGAGCAGCGCCGATGGCAAGCGGCCCGGCTACCCGGTCGTGATCTTCGGCGGCGAACATGCACACTTGCCACTCGAGGCCACCGCCGGCCGCGTCGTGGCCGACTTCGTGGTCAAGGAGCGGATGCCGACGATCTTGGACACGTCGCTGCTGGGCGAGAACGACATGAAGCGGCTGGTGGGCGACTTTGTCGACCAGCTCTACCGGACCAACCGCGATGCTCTGCACCTGTTCGTCGACGAGGCCGATGAGTTTGCACCGCAGGGCGCCGCCGGCGGCCCGGCCGCCAAGTGCCACGGCGCCATGCAAAACGTCGTCCGCCGCGGGCGGGCCAAGGGGATCGGCGTGACGCTGATCACCCAACGGTCGGCCGTGATCGACAAGTCGATCCTCTATCAAACCGAGTGCCTGGTGGCGATGCAGCTCACCGGACCACTGGACCAGAAGGCGGTCGAGGGCTGGATCAAATATCACGGCAGCACCGACGAGCGGGACCAGCTCATGCGGTCGCTGGCCAAGCTACCGCGCGGCGAGGGCTGGGTTTCGAGCCCTTCGTGGCTGCAAATCATTGAGCGGGTGAAGTTTAGGGCCGCGCGGACGTTTGATAGTCGACGCACCCCCGAGGCCGGCAAACCCAAGCCGCTGCCCAAGCGGATCGCAGACGTCGATCTGTCGCGGGTCGAGTCGCAGATGGCCGCCACGGTCCAGGCCGCCAAGGACAACGACCCCAGGCTGCTCAAGGCAGAGATCGCGGCCCTGAAAAAGCAATTGGCTGCCAAGCCGGCTCCCCAGCCGGCGCCGGCGCCCGAGATCAAGACCGTCGAAGTGCCAATGCTGACCGCTGCCGAGCGGAAGGTGCTGGAGCGGGTTGCTGATCGGCTGGAGAAGGTGCACGAGGTGACCAAGGCGTTCCGTGATCTGACCAAGGTTATGGACGACCGGCACGCGACCGCGCAGCGCGAGTCGAATCTGCAGCGGCCTATCTCGACCAAGTTCAACGGCGATTTAGTCCACACGGGTCGGCTCATGAGCGAAAAACGACCCTTTGCGACTGGCCTAGTTTCGCCGGCGAACACGGTAGGTAGTCCACCGCGGCCGGCGGCCCGTGATCACGAGCCTGCCGAAGGGGTCTCGGCCCCGCAGCAACGGATCCTCGACGCGCTGGCCTGGTTGGAGTCGGCCGGAATTCACAACCCGACCGGCGTTCAGCTCGGCCCGGTCGCGATGATCGATTGCTCCGGTGGCTACTTCTCCAACCTGGCAGGCTCACTTTCGAGTGCTGGCCTGATCCAACGCGGCCGCGGAACGACGCAACTCACCACTGCCGGCCGTGCCATGGCCAACAAGCCAGAAGCGCCGCCGACGTTGGCGGATTTTCACGAGTCGCTGCGGACACGCATTCGCCAGCTCAAGTCGGCTGGCGGCAAGACGATCGAAGTCCTGAACGTGATCATCGCCAACCGCGGGCGGACGCTGACCAGCGAACAGCTCGGGGCCGCGATCGGCGTCGACCATACGGGCGGCTACTTCTCGAACCTGATTGGCCCGCTGGGAGGCCTCGGGCTGATCGAGCGGTCGCGGGGCGAGGTGACGGCGACTGAGCTGCTATTTCCCGAGGGGCTGCAATGACCAAACCGCTCTACCAAATCCTGGGCGCCAGCGAGACCGACGACCCGGCGACTATCGCCGCGGCCTATCGTCGGCTCTCGAAGAGGTTCCACCCCGACAAGAATCCGGGCGACGATGCCGCGGCCGAGCACTTCAAACAAATCGCCGAGGCCTTCGAGATCTTGAACGACCCGGGGCGGCGGGCCGGGTACGACCGCACCGGTGAGATTCCCCACTCGACCGAGCAAGCCGACCGCCGCGAGGCTTTGCGGGTGCTGCAAAGCGTGATCCACCAGATCGTTGGCAAGGACCTGAAGCACGGGGTCAGAACCATCCAGCGAAAGCTGCTGGTGGACGTCGGCGAAGTGCTCGATGGCGCGATTGAACACATCGAACACGACCTGGACAAGATGCGCCGTGCCCAGACCCGGCTCGAAGAAGTCGCCGGCCGCATTTCATCACAGGACGGCCAAGAGAATCTGCTCGCCGCTCTCACTCTGGAGCCGGTCAAGAAGATCGAGGCCGACATCGAACAGAGCCAGCGCTATCTGGCAATCCACAAGTTGGCCTGGGAGATCCTCAGGCAATTCAACTTCCGCTCGGACGCCCCGGCCGCGTCGGTCTGGGCAACTGGCAGGCAGGCGCGAGGGTTCATGCCTGACAGCGCCAACTGGCGGGAATTCGTAAGTGGCGATTTCGGTTGGGGAGATTGATCAGATGCCCAAAAAACCCAAATGCCCGCAGTGCAAGCGGCCCGGCAAGAAGGTCTCGGATCGGCGGTACAAGTGCCCGATTCACGGCTATTTCGACGACATGCCGAACGAGGGCGGCGACTACGCGGCCAATCCGGCCAAACGCATCGAGCGCCGCGAGGAGCTGGACGAGGCCCGCAAATTCAACGATCGCCGGATGGGGAGAAGTTAGCTCAATGGAGGTTTGCCTACGCACCGGGAAAGTTCGGCACAAGACCAAAGCCAAGGCACACAGGGCGCTGCGGAGTTTGAAGCTGCGCACGAGTCGGGACTATCAGGGCGAGGCCTACCGCTGCCAGATCTGCGGCGATTGGCATTTTGGCAAACAGCGGCCCAAGGCTCGCTAGGAGGAATTGCCGAGCGATGGGACACCAAGAGATCGAGCTCACGCTGGAGGAGTTCAAGCTGCTATTCGAGCTGCGGGGAATTCCGCAGCGAAACAGTCATTTCATGTACGTGCACGGCGAGGAGCGAATTGCGGTGGCTGCCGGCCTGGTCAAGCGCGGACTCTTGGAGGAAAGCGAAGGCCTGGAGAAAGGCGATCGGACGTTTCGGCTCAACAAGCCAGGTCGTGAGGCGCTTAAGACCGAATGGCTGGAGCGCGGCGCGCCCAACTACAAGGACATCTTTGGGGACAAGTGATGGGCGAGAACAGCAAAATTCAGTGGACCGATCACACGTTTAACCCGTGGCGTGGTTGTACGCACGCGACGCTGGCCGATGGGACAGCTCACCCGGGTTGTGAGCACTGCTATGCCGAGACGATGAGCAAGCGGAATCCGCAGGCGCTGGGCAAGTGGGGGCGTGACGGCGTGCGGGTCGTCGGTGCGCCTGCCTATTGGAAACTGCCGCTCAAGTGGAACGCCGCGGCCGAGAAGGAAGTCGTGCGCAAGCGGGTGTTCTGCGCCAGCCTGGCCGACGTGTTCGAGGACTGGCCAACTCTGCTGAATGATCATCGTGGGTGTATCCTTTCTTCGTGCCGCGAGTGTGGAAAGATCTTTGCAAAAGGTGCTGATCCCGCTTGCGAATGCCACCCCCGAGAGCATGACATTTGTCGCCTCGCCGACGTGCGTCTCAAGCTGTTTCGTCTTATCGACGCAACCCCCTGGCTCGACTGGCTGCTGCTGACCAAGCGACCCGGCAACATTCGCCGCATGCTGATGCCGTGGCTGCGAGACCGCATGGGTGCCGGCCGCGAATCTCCGGACGATGCCTGGAAACAGGGCTTGCCGCTCAACAACGTCTGGCTGCTGACCAGCGTGAGCGATCAGGCCACCGCCGACGCTCTCGTGCCCGAGTTGCTCAGGTGCCGCCACTTGGTGCCAGTACTTGGGCTCTCTGCCGAACCGCTCTTGGGACCGATCAATCTCCAACGGACCAACGTGATCTGGTTCGACAAGACGGATGGAGCACCCGTCGAGTACATCGGCAACGCGCTCAACGGACATATTCCCTTCAACCGAAGCGGCCACCCCGATAGCTCGCTGGTTGGCGCGCACTTGGATCTGATCATCGCCGGCGGCGAAAGCGGCGGCCATGCGCGGCCCATGCAGCCCGAGTGGGCCAGGTCGCTCCGCGATCAGTGTCAGTCCGCCGGCACGGCCTTTTTCTTCAAGCAATGGGGCGAGTGGCGCCCGCCGGAGATCGGCGAAGACGTTTACGGCGCGATCCCCAGACTGAGCAAAGTCGGCAAGTCCCGGGCCGGGCGCCTGCTGGACGGCGTCGAACACAACGGCATGCCCGAACCGGCGAGGGCCCATTGATGCCGCGGAACATGAGCTTCGCCCTGACCACCGAGCAAATTCGCGATCGGTCCAAGACCGAAACGCGGCGAGTCGGCTGGGGCCGCCTGCGGCCCGGCGAACAGTTTTGGGCGGTCGTGAAGGCCCAGGGTCTCAAGAAGGGCGAGAAGATCGAGCGTATCGCCCTGCTCGAGTGTGTGACCAATAACCGCGAGTGGCTGACCGCGATGACGCCGGCGGCCTGCAGGCGTGAAGGCTTCCCGGACATGACACCCGCCGAGTTCATCGAAATGTTTTGCCGGAACATGAACATCGGCCAGCAGCGTGAGATCAACGTGATCCGTTTCAAGTACATCGACGGGCCGCCGGCGCCCTGACTACGAACCACTAACCCCTGACCACGATACGGAGATTCCCATGGTCTCAGCCCTCAAACAACTTGAAGTCCGCAACGCCGAAGACGTGATCGCCAAGATCGAACGCGACAACAAGGTCTTGCGCTACGTCTGGAGCACCGACCACACTCCCGCCGGAAGATGCAATGCCCTGCGGGCCGCCGGCCCGGCACTGGACTCTGGCGACACGTTGCGCATCCAGCCGGGGGACTGGGATTTTGGCGACCAATACGTCGCGCTGCCCAACGGCATCGTGCTGGCCGGCTGCGGGATGGGCGTGACGCGGTTGATCAATCGGCAACTCGATCAGGCCAACCGCTGCGGCTTTCAGATCGGTGGCCGCGGGCTGTCGCTGCGGGAGCTGTCGCTGATCTGGGAGCCAGCCGACAAGACCAAGCCGTACGGTGGCCAGACGCTGGGCATGACCGGCAACAACGGCATCAGCATGACCGCCGCCTCGGCGACCGAGATCGAAGCGATCAGCTACGGCGGCGCCGCGATCTACTTCTGGAGCGACGGCAAGGGACACCAATTCAAGGCCAAGAAGTCGAACTTCTATTCGGGCCGCTGGTGCGGTTGCCTGGGCGCTGGCAGCGCTGAGGATTCGGCGCTGCTCACGTTCGTCGACTGCAACTTCACGACCGATTTTGGCAAATACGGCGGCGCGGGCGGCCTAATGGGGATGCCACCGAATACGGTCGGCTTTGTCAGCCGCGGCGGTCGGACCACGATCACGGGCGGCAGCATCAACGTCAAGGGTTACCCGGGCAGTGGCGTCGTCGGGGACAACAACAAGGACCCGTTCAAGATGGTCTACGGCGCTGCCTGCAGCAGCCTTGGCGACCCGGGCAATCCGCTGCCCGAGTACACGTGGGCCTGGCCGTATCTCACGATCGACGGCGTCACGTTCAATATCCAGCCGAATGGCATCGCCGACTGGGCCGACGTTTGGGCTCACATCGGCACGACGCTGATCAGGGGCGGCCGCGGCTCGGGCCTGAACGGCGCGTACGTGCTGAAAGGCAAACGCTACTCGCTGGAAGGCGGTGCGATCGCGGCGTGAGTCGTAGGGGCCAGGGACTAGTGGCCGGTGGTTAGTTACGAACGATTCGAGGTTTCGACACAAAGGAGTGATTTATGGATTGGATTTTCGATTCGCTGCTCTATTTCGCCGGATGGCTGCTCGCTGGCTTATGTGCATGGCGATGGCTGGTCAGTCTGCTGGGTTGGTACACGTCTGACCGCGAACTGCAAAAACTTCGCGACAGGTTATGCCGAGAGGGCTACGGACTTTGGGAACCTGACCGACACACCGGCACGCCGCAATTCGAGTTGCAACCTATTTCTTACGGCGCGCTCAAGCAACACGTTGAGTCGACGGACTCCCGTTACAACTCGCTGTCTAGAACGTACGACAAAAATAACCTTGAATTGCAGAAGCTCAAGGCGGATCGCGAGCAGGATATTGCTTGCTCCCAGGCAAGCGACCGGGGGCTCCTGGAAAAGTTGGCCAAGGAGCGGGACGAAGCGGTCGAATCGCTGGCCGCGACCAAGGCCGAGCTTGAGAAGGCGCTGGCCGACTCATCGATCAATTCATGGCGCCAGGCGCAGCTTGACCATGTCCTAGCTCAGACCGAGCTGCTCACGGCCCAGGCGGCGCAAACCCGCGGCTTGACGCAGCCCTCTGTCCGTTCACGGCGGAGAGCTTCGTAATGCCAGGTCGCAAGGGCATCGGTGGTCACACTCTGGCGAATCGTGGCGCAAGCGACGATTGGATCACGCCGCGCGCGATCATCGATGCCCTCGGGCCGTTCGACCTGGACCCCTGCGCGTGCGATCCCCAGCCGTGGCCAACGGCCAATGCGATGCTGACCAAGGGTGGGTTGTTGGTGCCGTGGACCGGTCGCGTCTGGTGCAACCCGCCTTACGGACCGGAAACCGGCAAGTGGCTGAATCGGCTGGCGAGCCATGGCGATGGGATTGCCCTGATCTTCGCCAGGACCGAGACGGAAATGTTTCACAAGTATGTCTGGGGAGCGGCGACCGCCGCGCTGTTTCTGCGGGGGCGGCTGAACTTCTACACGCCGGCCGGCCAGCGTTCGCGCTACAACGCCGGCGGCCCGAGTGTGCTGGTGGCTTATGGAGAGTTGAACGCCGGAGCGATCTGGACCGCCGTGATCAGCGGCAAGTTGAAAGGGCACGTTGTTGAAACCAAACGATAAGGAAACCGTCATGAAACGTCGTATTGCTGAGTGCGTGTTGGGCGTCGCCTGCATCTTCGCCCTGGCCTTTACACCTGGCCCCGAGCCAGCGCCGCGGGGGCCATCGCGGCCAGGCCTGCTCAATAGTGGCCTGCTGCACTACGAAGCGGGAACCGACGGCATGCTGACGTCGTACGTGGGCCCGCCGCGCGGCGTCAACGGTGAACCGCACGAGGCCGACGACGTCGAGGACCTGTTTCGAGAGAGCGGGCCTGGCGTCGACGACCCGTTTCGCGAGGCCGAAGAGTTGCCCAAACCGGAGCCCGACGCGCCGCAATTCGAACCGAACCTCGTCGCACGTCCGATCGCGCTGAAATCGATCGGCGACCTAGTTCAAGTCGGCGACGTGTTGTATCAGATCACGACCGAGCCGGCAGTGCCCAACCCGCACCGCGGCATGTTCCTGTCCCCGGTTGACAGCCTGCCGCCAGCTCCGCCTGAGCCGCCGGTTGGGATGTCGCCCATTGCCGGTCCCGAGGAACCCAAGCACTGGTTCACGATTGAAGTCCTGCCAACGCTTCGCGAGGGCCATAGGGACTGGCCGCCAATGGTACTGGTGCTCGACCAGGTGACCGGCACGATCGACCAGTTTCACTCCCTGCCGGAGGGCAAGATCTTGTGGAAAGGTCGATCCAAGCCGATCTACATACCGCCGAAGGGGAAGCGATGAGCCCAATGACACCCGAAGACTTTGCCAAGGATCTGGACGTCGCCGGCCACCTTCGCAAAATCGCCCAATTGAACGACCAGATCAAGGCGGTCGAGGACAACCTCTCGATCCACGTCGTGCTAGTTCGGCCCGGCAGCCTGCCAAACATCAATGTGAATGTGTCTCCCGAGCATCGCGACGCGATTTTGCAAATGCTCCGGGAAACGCTGGCGCCAGAGCTCAAGACCCAAAAGGAAGCGTTGGACACGGCCCTGGACTCACTTACCACCACGGAACAGAAATGAACTCTCTCCCCATCGTTGAAAACTGCGACGGCTGCGGCGCCTGCTGCATGGCGATGCGCACGCCGCCGTTTCTCATCTTCTGGCCCCACGGTGAAGATCAGCCGCTGGCGCCCGACGGCCAGCGCGGCAGCGATCCGGTCGACTACGCGTTTCTGATGGGTGCGCCCGAGGAAGCCCGCCGGATCATGCGTGAGCGGCTGCTGACGCCGCATGACAGCGTGCCCGACGAGGCCCCTTGCTCGTGGCTGGACCTGGAAACCAAGCGCTGCCGGTTCCACGAGCATCGGCCGGAGCTCTGCCGGGATTTTCCCGTGGGCGGCGATGGCTGCCTGCGCAATCGCATCTTTCAGGGCGTGGCCGGACCGCTGGAGCCCGCCGCGCTGGCGGACATGGTGCGAAAGGAAGCGTATTGGGAGAAGAAACGAGTTCGCCAGGTGCCCAAAAAGGAGCGGCTGGCGAGCCGGTCGCGCACCGCACGCGCGATGCGAATGCTGGAGCGCGAAGAGATCAACCGAATGGTCGGCAACCCCATGCCGGCAGACCCGAGACCGCGGCCGGACGATCCGGCCAGTTAGCACCGTTCGCGGTGGCCGGCCTTACCCGGCGCCGGACGTTCCGATCGCGGGGGAGTTTGCCCCTCGACCTGCGAAGCCGGGCGGCCGCCGCGTCATTTTTCACTCTGACCGAAAGACAGCATGATCAAACTCGACCCTAAGTTTCGCTTTGCCGACCTGTTTTGCGGTGCCGGCGGTTTCACCAGCGGCGCCGAGGCCTCGGGCGTGGCCCGCGGCGTGCTGGCCATCAATCACTGGCGGCCGGCCGTCTCGACCCACCTGCAAAACCATCCCCACGTGCGGCACGTCTGTGCGTCGATCGATCACGTCGACCCGCGGGACTTCGAGAAGGATGGGATCAACCTGCTCTTGGCGTCGCCGGAGTGCGTGTTTCACAGTGTGGCCCGCGGCGGCCGGCCAGTGGATGACCAGCGCCGCGCTACCGCCTGGTGCGTGCCGCGATGGCTGGAGGCGATCAAACCCAAGTGGGCGATCATCGAGAACGTCCGAGAGTTCGTCGATTGGGGGCCGCTGGGATGCGACGACCGCCCGCTCAAGAGCAAGAAGGGGCTGATCTTCCAAGCCTGGGTGCAGGCGATCCGGGCGCTGGGCTATCACGTCGAATGGAAACTCTTGAACGCGGCCGACTATGGCGAGGCAACCAAGCGGATTCGCCTGTTCGTCGTTTGCCGCCGCGGCCGCTCGACCAAGCCAATCCCCTGGCCAACACCCACGCACGCCAAAGAGAACTGGACGCCGGCCTGGAAGATCATCGACTGGTCCAAGCCCTGCCCAAGCATCTTCGGCCGCAAGCGGCCGCTGGCCGAAAAGACGCTGCGACGCATCGAGCAAGGACTGCGGAAATTCTGCCGGCCGGAGATCGTCGAACCCTTCCTGGTGAAGATGCGCGGCACCAACAACGCCGCCAGCGTGCACGACCCGGCGCCGACAGTCACCGCCGGCGGGAATCACCTGGGCGTGGCCATGCCATTTCAACTCAAGGCCGCTGGCCGCTGCCCGGGCCTGACAAAACCGATCACAGACCCTCTGCCATCAGTTTTGGGGCGAGAGAACCACGCGATCGTCGTGCCTTTCCTTACGCAGTTTCACAATGGCCCAGACGGCGACCAGCGAAACTATCCGGTCGACCAGCCGGTCCCGACGCTCGATACGCAGAATCGCTATGGCGTGGTGGCGCCGTTCATCGTGCCCAACTTCGGCGAGCGAGACGGCCAGGCCCCGCGGACCCACGACGTCAACGATCCGCTGCCGACGGCCACCAGCCACGGCGCCGGCGGTCTGGTGTTCCCGTTCATGGTCGATACGAATTGGGGTGAAAACCGCGACGGTCGGAACCGTGTGCACGATCTCAATTCGCCTTTACCAACTGTGACAACGCAACACGGTCAGGCCGTTGTCGCGCCCTTTCTGCTGCCGCGCCAGGGCCACTACGACTGTCAAAAGGACAAGCCGGCCAAGGGCGTCGACGAACCGCTGGGAACGATCCTGGCAAATCACTCGCCGGCCCACCTGGTGCTGCCATTCCTGACCTCTTACTACGGCACCGGGCACGCGATGCCGGTGACCGAGCCGATCACGTCGCTGACCACCAAGCACCGCCACGGCCTGGCCCTGGTGGAAACCATGCGGGAGTTGGGAATCGTCGACATCGGTTTCCGGATGCTCGACGTCGACGAGCTCGCCGCCGCCCAGGGCTTTGCCAGCGACTATTTCCTGCATGGCACCAAGGCCGAGCAGGTCAAGCAAATCGGCAACGCGGTCTGCCCGGGAGTGGCCCGGGCGCTGGTCGAAGCCATCGGGAGGGCCGCATGATCACCGACGCCCAGGCTCTGACGGCGCCCGCCGGCGATGAATTCGACCGCTGGCTGCACGCCCGAGTGTTCAACCTGAACCCCAAGAAATGGCCCTGGCCCTACTCCAAGGAGGTGCAGGACGCGTTGGAGTTTATCGGCGGCGAGCTCCGTCGCCAGGGCTGGCTAATCCTGTTGCGTGAGCCGTTCGAGGGGTTTTGGGAATGCCAGTTTTCTAACCACACGCGGCACTTGCACGCGACCGGTCACGGCGACACGCCGGCCCTGGCGATCTGCCACACCGCGGCCCTGGTGGTCGTGTTGCACAACAACCAACCCCAAACCGCACACGCCACCGCAGGAGCAACGAGCCCATGATGGACCCCAACAGCTACTTCTGCCGTGGCGGCCTGCCAATAGTGTCGGACCAAATCTATTGGTCGCACCTGAGCGTGCCGATCCTGAATTGCCTGATCGGCCAGCCGTGGGACGAAGTGGCACTGGCGCTGGTCGTGGCCCACAAGCCGACCCGGCTACGCGTGACCACTGGTGAGGTTTTCACCGATTCCTGGTCCGGCCGCGTGACGGTCTACGTCGATCGCCAGCCGAAGCTGATCGGCGTGCCGGCGACCATCGAGTGGATCGAGCAGGAGGTGACCCTACCGATGCCGCGGGACCTGAAAAACGGTCACGAGCTGATGATTTACCTGGAAGACCGCGGCGTGAAAATCAGTCAACCCTAGCAGGAAGCTCCCATGAGTGAGGCGTTTATCAAGGCGGATAAGAAGCTCCCGGCCAGCGTCAAGGTGGCGCTGCTGTCGACGCTCACCGGCATCGATCGCGACGGCGTGCTCGGCCGGCTGTGGCGGTTCTGGAGTTGGGTGGATGATCACATCAAGCGTGACGGCGCGTTACGCCTGAGCGCCGAACAATTGTCCCAGACCGTTATGGTCGAGTTATGCCTGCTCGATGCCATGTCGGACCAGCGAGTCGACTGGTTGCGGGTCGCCGCCGATGGCAGCACGATCATCCCGCGGACTGATAAATGGTTCCTTGGCGGCCAGAGGCATCGGAGCAAAAGTGCCCAGCGTCAAAAGGCTTATCGCGATCGTCGTGCCAAGGTCAAGACGACTCGAGCGGCCGAGCCGGAGGCATCGCCAAGCTCCAACGGCGACGCGCAACGCGTTACGTCACGCGTTACGTCACGCGTTGCGCAACGCGCTGCGTTACGTAACGGCACAGAGGAGAGGAGAGAAGAGAAGAGAAGAGAAGAGGGGACTACGTCGACGTCAGACCCTGACCTGGCCTCTGACGTTGCCCCTGACACTGCCGCCGAGAGACGCAAGGGAGCCAAGACCCGCAAAGCCCACCAGGTGGCGACCGACGCCGTGCGGGCGCTGGCCATCCGGGTCGACGACAAGCTGCGGGTGCCCAAGCCGATCTGCGACGAGGACCGCAGCGTCGTGCTCAAGACGGCGTGGCTGGTCGAGGTCGGCCTGATCAGCGAACACGAGTTGTGGGCCTCGATCGAGTCGGTCACCAAGAAGTTCGACAGCCCTGGGCGGCGCGGCCCGCGCCAGGGAAAACGCATGGGCTACTGGCATGCCACGCTCACGGGAATGCTCGGCGAGCGTGAGACTCCGGCCAGCTTCAACGCGATGCTGAAAACCGTGACGCTGCCCGTCGATCTGTTCAAGCCGACCCAACCCCACGCGGCCAAACCGGTCGCCGCCGCCTGCTGAGAAGAAGCACCGCCAAGCGCTTGGAACGAAGGAGATTCACCGTGGCCGATGTGCTGAAAGTTTTATACCCCGACCCGAACCGGGACTTGAACGCCGTGATCAATCAGCACCTGCAATGGCTGCGCGAGGCGATCCAGGGGATGGGTCTGAAAGTGGGCGATGTCGAGTTTATCACGACGCAACTGAAACCGGACCAGTGGCGTGTCCGAGTGAGCATCAACGGCTCGTGGTGGGTTGTAATCGAGGATACCCGCGACAAAGTGCTGGAGAGCTGCCGGAACCTGCATCGTGACGTAGCCAATGGGGTTCGCCACTCTGCGGCCAAGGACCGTGATAGCAACGATCCGATGCTCGCTCAGGCGCAATCGCGCGCCGCCGAGACAGCACCGCCGGCGAATACGCTGGCCAGTGATGAGTTTGCGGCCTACTGGAAACGGCTGATCACTCTCGGCATACCAGCGACGGGCGAGCCGGGCAGCAAGAAGGCCGAAGACATCCGGGAGTGGTTGGCCGCCATGATCTCCGAGCGTGACCATCTGGTCATGGCCACGCAGTCTCGCACGCTGCTCATGCACGCGACCATGTGCATCGATTGCGGTGAATTGTTCGAGCTCGAGACCAAGGCCAAGGATGGCGACAAGCTCCGCGAGGAGATTGCCAGACTGCGGTCCGCGATCGAGAGGCACGACGCCCGGCGTAAGAACGGCCAAGGCGTTGAGTATCCCTGGGACCACGAGCTTTACACGGAGTTGCGGCCGACGGTAGCGGCCAAATGATCTCGCGGGAGTTTGAATCACGTCGGTGCCCTTATTGCTCTGGTCGGTGCCAGGTGGCCGAAGTGCGCTGCCCGGACTGTTTGGGCACCGGCGTGGTTTGCAACCTCTGCGGAGAGCCCCGAGTCAACTGCGAGTGTGCCGTTTACGAACCAATCAGGAGGGATTACACGTGATAGCCAAGATTGAAGCCTTTGAAGCTGGCGGCGCGTGGCTGTGGCAGGTGCGGGCGATGGACAAAGACAGCGAGGCGACCATGTCCGTCGCCGCAAACTCCGCCCGCGACTATCCCACCGAGGAGGAGGCTCTGGCCGTCGCGCAGGACGTGGCAAAGAAACTGGGGCTGCAGCTTCCCGAGTCAAAGGAAGCCTGACCATGCCCAAGGAATACCCCAACTGGCCCGGCAAAATCTTCGCCAAGGTCGCTATCCCGCGCGTCGGGATGCCGGCGTCGATGTACCTGAGCGAGTTCGGAACGCTCGTCTGGCACGCGTTCGGGACTATGCCCTACCTGGTCGGATCGGCGCTGCGAACGCGCCAATGGAAAGACGTCGACGTGCGGTTGATCCTGGACGACGAGGTCTATGCGGCAATGGGATTCGGCGAGCCAGGGTATGGCCAGCACAACGGCAAGTGGGTCTCGCTGTGCATGGCCTACTCGGCACTGGGTCGGCACATGACTGGGCTGCCAATCGACTTTCAGATTGATCAACAGACCTTTGCAAACAATGCCCACGACGGCCCGCGCAGCGCGCTGGGCAGGCTTTTCACGCAAGCATAAGGAGGTCCCATGTTCTGGCGCCTGATCGCCGAGTTCGACACGAGCAAGATCGATAGTTGGCCGTCGGCCGTGGTCACGTGCGTACTGATCATCGCCGTGGCGTACATCGTTGGCAAACTGTTTGGGTAATTAACCACTCTCACCCTGATCGGAGTCCTAGCCATGCCCGACAACAAATCGAAGAAGAAGATCGACGGCAAGTTGATCTCACTCAAGGAGCGGCACGAGGTCAGCTATTGGACGCAGGCCCTCGGCGTCAACCGGAGCCAGCTCGAGGCCGCGGTCAAGAAGGTCGGCCATCGCGCGGTGGACGTGCGGCGGTGGTTGGCGCTGCCCCGCATGAAAGCGGATCTCAAGGAGATTCGGGCGTCGCTGCGGGAGAATCAATCGCACGCGGCGATGCAGTCGGCGGCCGCGGCGATCAAGTTCTTGGACGCGTGCGGAAAGTAGCGATGCAGTTTGAACCGATCCGCTGCGAGCTGTGTGGCGACGTGCTGCTGATCGGCACGATGGGCCTGGTCTGCGGTCGCGGGCATGGGCCCATCGTTTACTACGGCTACAAGGAAATGCTCAAACACTGCCCCGAGCTGAGAATCGAGCACGAGTTGAGCACCCGCCAGCGGGCGGACCGGCTGAAAGGGATCTTGGGAGAATAGTTATCCACTCCCGAGCGAAGGCGTCATGAGCGATACCCCAAAACTAGCGGATGAGTGCAAGAAGCTGCTGGACAACGGACATTGCATCGTGCTCTACGCCAACGCGTTGGGGAGCTATACGGCTGCGACCTTGACGCAGGATCAGGTTGACGAGTTGGACACCGGCGAGTTGACCGATGACTTTGAACCGTCGCAGGCGCTCTACCGACTGACCGAGAAGGTATTCGGGAATATCGTTTAGCCCCGCCACCCTACGGAGCGAAAGCCATGAGCGGAGACCGAGACTTTAACGCAGGTGTATTCTTCGCCGCGCAGTTTATTGCCCTCGATCACGACGAGCCGACTTTGGCGGCTGAGATTCTGAGGCAGGCCGGCTTCGACAGGGAGATGGCTATCTGCGAAGCGGCGCGGTCTGGATACGAGTACGAGCGGACCAAAGAGTTCCTTGACGAAGAGTTCAAATAACCGACCCCCGCCGCCCCAGCGGGCGAGCAGACTGAGGGAGAGCGAAATGGCGAAGAAACCGAAAACCATTTGGCTGGTCTGGGATTATCAGGAATACGAGCCATCGACATTACTCGCCACGTCGGCGTCAGAGCGGAACGCTCGGCGATGGGTGTTTAGGTACATCCGCGATAATGTCGCAACGGCGACCGAGGACCTCAGGAACTACTGGAACTTCACTTGGTACGACGGCTTCCCGTCATCACTGTCGATCAAGATTGTGGAAAGCGATTTGGTTTAGCCCCCCTGCGTCCCGCCCCTAACCTGGAGGAAAGAACACGCGATGGCAGAGAATCAAAGCGTTTATGCCGGTGTCTCTTTAGATCACGAGGTGTTCGCACTTAGGGACCACGAGTCAATCCAACTCTGGAACGAGCGACCGGGTAGTGGGCGATACATCGCCGTCATGGCCCGCAGTATCGAGATGCCCGATGGACCTCGATCCAAGCTGCGAGTGTGCGACGGTGCGCCCGTTGAGCAGGCCGCGATTCTGGCGGCGGAGTTCAGCCACGAAAACGAATGTTGGCACTGGCTGCAAATCTCGCCGCCCAGTAAGGAACGGATTGGCGACATGCTGTTCAGCAATGCCGCTGACCTGGATCGGTGGTACTACCTTAGCGTGACTGATTTGAAGTCCTGACCCGCCGTCGCGCAGGATCGAGCGAGGAGTGAGGGAAACTGGAAAACTTAACCACCTTCAGGAGATACCGATGACCATCAAACGAAAGTACGACATTGGCTCTGGCATCACGATCGAGGATGACGGCTATTCGCTGGTCGCGAAGTGGGAGCCCGACGACAAATCCGGCCACTCGATCGGCTGCCCGCGCCCCGTCTACATGCCGCCCGGACAGCCCGCGGAATGGGCCGATCGGTTTCCCGATCAGCTCTCATGCCTGTTCAGTCTGGACGGTCGGCATTTCTATGTGGAGAAGTTCGGTCTTTCGGTCCGCGCGTGGCTGGGAGTTAAAGCCTATGGCTCGCGTGAAGAGCTGAACGCAGACCTAAAGCCGACGCCGTTCGGTTCGGATGGTGCAGTGTTCGTAGACGAGACCACTGGCGCGCAGCGTTTCCGCTCAGTGCTAATGTTCAGCATGTGGAAAGTGCAGCACGAGACGACGCCTCGCTCGATTGCGAGAACAGACGAAGGCGTTGCCGACTACTTGACGCTGGCGCAGCAGTACGACAACGAACAAATGGCGCGATTCAACGAGGCCATCGCTTTCAGCGGTCGGACGTTTGCCTGGATCTTGAACAAGATCGGGAAGTGGCACCCCGTGGCGGAGCTGCCCGTGGTGAAGCTGGCATGACGCCACCCGCCAAACGTATCCTGGCACTCGACTTGGCGCTGGAAACGGGCTGGGCACATTCGTGTGGCGAGTCGGGTATCTGGCACCTTGGCATTGGCGATAGCGAGCACGCCGGCAACCGGCTGGTGCGACTCGAGGGCAGAATCATGGCCATGCACCTGGAATGGGGCATCGACCAGGTCGCCTTTGAAGTGGCTGCCTACGGCTCGCACCACGCCAACACCCGACAGTTTCACGACCAGGTCATGGGCGTTGTGCTGCTCTCAGCCGCCAAGATCTGTGCGCCGTGGGTCGGCTACTCGCCCACCGAGATCAAGAAGTTTTGGACCGGGCACGGCCAGGCCGACAAGGCCGCCATGATCCGGGCCTGCCAGACCTTCCTCGGCCGGACAGTGACCAACGACAACGAGGCCGACGCGCTGGCGATCCTGGAGCTGGCCAAGCACCAGGCCACCAGCAAGCTGGCGGCGGCGATCGAGAAGAAAACCAAACGACCGCGGCCGGCAAAGCAAATGAAGCTCGGGTATCAGCCGTAGCATTTCCCTTTACCTATTTGGTAAGAGAATGGGAACGGGCCCCGGCGAAAGTCTTACCTTTATGGTAAAGAAACCAGATGTCAGCGATCCTCGAAACCCTTTGCGACCACTGCCTCGCCCCGGCCGTGATCATGGTGCCGGGGCGGGCCCGCTGCCGGGCGCACGACCAGGTGGCGCCGCCACCACCGCCCGCCGAGCGAGACAGTGACCAGCGGACCTATTGGATCATCTGGGCGCGCGAAGGCGTGGTCGAAGATCTCACCGCCGTGCCGCTGCAGGACCAGCGGACCACGCTCGCCTGGCTGACCGACGACCCGCACATCGCCACGGCGCTGGTCTTCGACGACGAGACCTTCGCTCGCTGCGTGCACTTCTGGGTTTCTGTCGGCTGGTCCTCGAGCAGCGGCAATCCACACGCCACGGTCAGTGAAGAGACCGCATTGCCAGAGTACATCCGCTGGTCGCCAGAGGATGCCCGCTATTTGCGCCGCACGGTCGCCGAGGTGCTCGACCGCGCCGGCTGGTAGCCCGCGCAGAAAAATACGCTCTGTCCGTTCTGTCCGACGCTCGGACAGCCTAGGCGCACTTCTGCGGCCGGGCGCACCATACCCTCAAGACACCGATCGAGTCCTCGCAGGAGGTGCGGACCCGATGAGTGGCCGCAGGAATTCGTATTTCAACCTGGGCTGGCTCGCGGGAAAAGCCGACTGGCCCAAGCCACCGTCACCGCTGGCTCACTACCGAAGTTCGCCCCCCGACGAATGCACGCCGGCGCAACTCAGGTGGTGGCAAGAAGGTTACCGAGCATGGCTTTCCGGCCGGACCGACGACCAGCAACACCGCCGCTAGACGAAATGGCGCGCCGGCAAACCGTCTGGTTCTGGCTGGCCCTGATCGCCCTGGCCGCCGTCGCCGGCTGGGCGAGCAACCGACCCGAGCGGCCCACGCTCTGGACCTGGTCGACCCCGGTGCACGTCCGCGAGTTGCACGGCGCCCTGCTGGAATCCGAGCCCAAGGTGACCAATGCGATCGCCAGGCTCGGCGCCGACCACCGCTACGAGCTGGAACTGAGCCTGCGGAGAACCCGGTAAATGTTCACCTTCACGAATTTGATGTTTTACACCGCGGGAGTGGCCTCGGGCATCGGCCTGTCGGTTGGCGTCTGGAAATTGATCGACTCCATCCTCAACAACTGGCAGGGCCCCGGCTCATGACGCGCACACGAACCTACCGCTGGCTGGCCATGGCGCTGGCACTGACCGCCGGCTACCTGGTGGCGCTGGCACTACCGGAGCCCGTGCAAGCCGAGCCGGTCGTGATCGAGTTCTCGGCCCCCTGGTGCGAATTCTGCCAGGCCGCCAAGAAAGACGTGGCGGGGCTCCAGAAAGAGGGTTTCGACATCCGCATCGTCAACGTCGACGACGAGCCCAAGCGGGTGGACGAGTACCGCATCAAGACCATTCCCGCGTTTGTGGTGGTCGAGACCACAACCGCTAAGGAGCTCGAGCGACGCGTCGGGAAGACCGACGGCGCGCAATTGCGGGCCCTGATGACCAAGCACGCCATGAAACCGAAGGCCAAATGATGTTCATCATCCTGGATGAAGAGACCCAGTTGCCGATCACGCACCGCGAATTCGATTGCAGCAACCCGCGATCGATCGCGATGTTCGCCAACGAAGATCTGGCCGAGGGGGCGCTCCGCGAGACGATCAACCGCCATAGCCGCCAGCTCAAGGTCATGAGCTGGATCGACTGGATGGAAAAAGCCGGGCACGCCAAATCGCAAGCATGAACCAATCGACCGACACCCGCCGTGGTTTCCTGGGTCGCACGCTCGCAGCGGCCGCGGCAGTGGTCTGCGCCCCGCTGGTGCGGTTTGCCCCGGCGGCTTCGAAGCCATGGAGCGCTGCGGCGGTCGATCACGCCGCCGCTTTGGCCGATTCTCCTCATTGCCGCATTGTGGTTCGGACGTTCCAGGGCAGGGTCAAAAGCATCGCCGGCGAGCGGGCGCAATTGGTGGCCGAGGATCCGATCACCGGCGAGGTCACAGAGATCGACGCATTGCTCTGGATGGCCCTGGTGCCAAGCGTGGGCGATGGGGCCATCGCCATCTGGGATCCCACTGTCTCGGACTGGTTTGTGGTCTTGCAAATCTGGACCAAACCGCCCGTCGCCTACCTCGACCCGGTCAAATCATGACTCTCTTCCAACTGCCGCCGTACCACATGAAGGTCGTGATGAGCGCCGCCCAGGTTGGGCAGGCGATCGACTGGGGCATCACGTATTTGAAGGCCCTCGAGATTCACAAGACGACCAAGGGCGCCGGCATCAACGTGGCCGTGCTCGACACCGGCATCGACATGAGCCACCCCGATTTTCAGGGGGCGATCGTCGCGGCGCAGGACTTCACCGGCAGCGTGCACGGCGTGATGGACGCGAACGGTCACGGCACGCACACCGCCGGCACGATCGGGGCCCGCGACAACGGCGTCGGCAGCGTCGGCATGGCGCCCGAGTGTGGCCTGATCATCTGCAAAGTGCTGGGGGACGATGGCGCTGGCGACGACGAAATGATCGCCGCCGGCATCCGCTGGGCGGTGACCATGGGCGCCCAGATTCTGAGTATGTCGTTTGAGTCGCCCAGCCCCTCGCCCGTGATCCGCGCGGCGATCGACGACGCGGTGCAAAAAGGCCGGTTGGTGGTCTGCGCGGCAGGCAACCGCGGCATCGCCGGCAACGGTTATCCGGCCGCCTGGGATGACGTCTGCCAGAGTATCGCGGCCAACGATCAGAAGGGGCGGATCGCCGACTTCTCGGGCGTGGGCCCGCAGGTCGACGTCTGCGCGCCGGGCGTGCACATCCTGAGTTGCTGGCCTGGCGGCAGCTACGCCTATCTCGACGGCACCAGCATGGCCTGCCCGCACGTGTCGGGCGGTCTGGCTCTGGTGGCCGCCTATCGCCGCGCGAAGGCCCTGCCGCAGATCGCCAGCCAGGCCGAGCTGAACAATGCCCTGCATGCGACGGCCATCGCGCTGGAGCCGACGCCGCCGCCAAATCAGCGGTGGGGCTATGGCGTGTTCAATCCCACCGCCCTGCTGGACTACGCCACGGCGCCGCCCAATGCTCCGCCCGCCGCCGCGCCGCGCAAGGCCCGCCGCTGGGCGATTCCTTTCCTGTATGGCTACCAGGACTGTGAATGGGCGATCACCGCCAACCCGATCGTCAAACCCGCGGCCCCGGCCGCTTGATTCGTTGTTTCGTTATCCCGTAACTGGAGAACCGTTATGAAGTTTGCTCAAGCGTCCGCGAAAGCGGCCCTGTTCGACCGCTGGAAGAATCGTCCGCTGCCCGACCCGAATCGCCCGCGCCCCGTGCTCGATGCGATCAAAGGCGCGTTGACCGAGCTGGTCAAGAATGGCGCCTCGACCATGATGCCGATGCTGCTGCAGCTCGCCCAGAAATACCTGAGCGGTCTGAGCACGCCCTCGAGCGCCGAGGCCTCGCTGCATGCGGACACGCTGGAAATGCTCGGCGAAGAGATCGCCAAGCACGGCAGCAGCGCCGCGAGCACCAGCGCGGATTGGGTTTGGCTCGGTCCCTGGCTGGAAGCTGGACTCAAGCAAGCCGGTCCGGTCGTGATTATGGACCTGCTCATGCTCTTGAATCTGACCGGTGCGCCGACCACGGCCGCCGAAGCTGGCGCGGACCCCGCGGCCGAAGCCAGCAGCGCGGCCGACTAGTCGGCCAGCAACAACAACGCTAACGCTTCGACTTCGCAGGGACGCATGGCGGAGGCGTGACGGATGGACAGATACACGGTGCAGGCGGCGCTCGAGGAAGCAACTGACGCCCAAGGGGTGTCCGAGGACATACGACAGTTCACGGACCAGGCCCTGTTGGGCGAAATGCTTCGCCGGCGCCGCCTGCATCTGGCGGGGCGAACCAGCAAAGTCAACGAGCAACAGCTCTTAGACCACTGGCGAGACCTGCTGGAGGGAGTAACCGAACCGTCCAGTCTGCAAGGAACCGTACCATGAAAACATTCTCGAAAACTCTGCTCGTCGCGCTGTGCCTTTGCACCTATTTGATTTCGGGGAGCGCCGGCGCCGACGAGCGAGTATTGCTCGCCCAGAAAAACGACGAGCAAGTTTCTCAGCCGCAGCCCAAGATCTCGCCGCAGCAGCGGGCACTGGTGACCTTGGGCGAAGCGCTCTACTTCGACACCCGAGTGTCGAGCGACAACACCACGAGCTGCAGCAGTTGCCATAGCCCTGAGCACGGGTTTGGCGATGGCCGCGACCTGGCCGTCGGTCGCATTGGCAGCCCCGAGAGCAACGGCCGCCGAGGTTTCGTCGGCACCCGCCGGACGCAACCGAACCTGAACACAATGCTGCGCGAGTACCTGAAAGACGAGCGAATGTTTTGGGACCTGCGCGCGGCTAACTCCGTTGCCCAAGCCACGATGCCGATCGAGAACCCGATCGAAATGGGGAACCAGACTGTCGGCCAGGTCGCCGCCCGCCTGAACCAACTGCAGGGCTACCGGGATATGACCCGGGCAGCCTTCGGCGCCGACGAGCTCACGCCGCGGCGGATGGCCGAGGCTCTGGTGGCCTACCAGCGGACCGAGATTGTGGCAGTCGACACGCCGCTCAACCGCTATTACCAGGGCAAGGAAGATGCCGTCAGCGAGCAGGGCAAGCGGGGCGCGGCGCTGTTCAAGACCCACTGCATTTCTTGCCACTCGCCGCCGCTGTTCACCACGGGCGAGGCCTTCAACACCGGGATGGAGGATCGCTTTAGCCGGCAACTCACCGCCGAAGCGGCCGCGCGCGGGGAGATTCGCCGCGAAGATCTTGGCCTGGAGCGGACGACCAAGAACCCCAACGACCGCCGCAAGTTCAAGACGCCCGGCATCATCGGACTGACTGCTCGCCGGCCGCCGTTGAACCTCAACCATCACGGCCAGATTCACTCAGTGCGCGACCAGATTGTGCACTATGCCGCCGCGGGCAACTATCGCCTGGGCGGCAACACTCAGACCTACCGCGACCCGTCGATCGACCCGCGGGTCGCCAAGATCAAGCTCGCTGACAACCCTGCCGCGCTGGAACAGGCCATCTTGGACCTGGAGCACACCGTGCTCGTGGACCTGATGCCTGACGATTATCCAACTGGCGTTCGACGCCCGGAGCGGCTCCCCTGATGTTTCGCTCACTGTTTGCCACGCTGATACTCGCGGCCCTGCTGGTGCCAGGCGAGCCCCTGCCGCATATCGCGGCCGATTCTGTCAAACCAGCTTTACAAAACCGCCCGGAGCCTGCGCAGTTTGCGTTACAGGACCAGGATGACCTGGCCGCCGACATCGCCCAACGCCTTACCGAGAAGTTCTCGACTGCGTGGGACCTGGCTGGCTGGGAAGTTGCGGCGATTGACGTGCCGCCAGAGGCCACCGGCGCCACGCCGCAAGCCAGGAAACTGTTCGCCAAAATGCGAGCCGCGGTGGCCGCCGACGGTCCGCCGACCGCACCGGTAGACGATGACCTGCCCCCGGCACCGCCGCCGCCGGCCCCGCCTCCACCAGCCGACGCGGCGCCGAAGTCCGAGCCCGCGAAACCGGACCCGCCGAAGCCTGAGACTCCCAAGCCGGAGCCAGAGCCCAAGAAGCCCGAGACCAAGAAGCCGGCCGACCCGCCGGTAGTTCGCATCCGGATCAACGGCGAAGACGCCCGCGACAACACGGCCACGGTCGACCTGGGAAAGCTGGTCGAGATTGAATTCTCAGAGTCTGGCGGCCCGGTGCGCGAACGGTCGATCACGATCGGCCCCAAACTCGACACTACGCACATGCGCAAGCTCGATACGACGCACGTCATTCTGGCGGCGCCGCCGGGCATTTACGACGTGCGCGTGATCGCGATCGGCACCGAGCGGGGCTTCTCAGAGCACCGGATCAAGCTGGTCATTCGCGACCCGCGTGCTGCCGAAATGGCAGAGCAAGCTAAGGCCCAGGCTGCCGCGGCCAGCCAACCCAAGACGCCGTCCGACCCGTTTGCCGAACTGCGCAAGCTGGCCGCCGGCATCGAGTCGCCCAACCGCTCGATCGAGGCCGCCGAGGTGGCCAAGGCCTTTGCCAGCCGCACCTCACTGGCCGACTCGATTGGTGCCGCGCGACTCGCCCTGATTGGAATCGGCGCGAACGCAACCAACTGGCAACCGTTCTTTGCGGGTGCCGAGCGAATCTTCGGCGACGTCCGCACGGAGCTGCGGACCGCTGGCAAGACTGTTGACGAGGGCAGGTTTCTCAAGGAGCTGGCCAAGATGCTGGGCGAAACGCCCTGACAGTAAGCGTATTCACGGGGCAGAAGAATGCCCCTTTCCCTGTTCGCAAAGGAGGACTGCTATGTTCCGAATTCTGAGCGTTGCGTGCGTCGCGTTGGCCCTGATGCTGATGGCCAACACGGCCGAAGCCGGTCGGCGCGGCGGTGGCGGTTGCTCGAGTGGCGGGTGCAGCACGGGCGGCGGCGGTTGCAATGTCGGTGGCAGCAGTGGCTGCAATATCGGCCAGAGCAACACGTCGGCCTCGCAGCGTGATCTGCAGCAGTCGCCGGCGCTGTCGATTCCCGCTCCGGCCGTGACGGCCAAGAAGCGTGCCGACGCCGCGATCGCCCAGGCGAAGCGGACCCCCAAGTACGACCTGGCCAAGTGCGAGAAGCTGGCCGGCGCTGTCGACGCGGTCGAGCCGACTGGTAGTCGTCTCGAGATGCTGGCCCAGCGGTAAGCGTGCTTTCCGGCGCGGGTTACCGCGTCTCTGAATCAACCCGAGCGGCTGACGGCCGCAGTGGAGCTTGCTTTTTTCAACCGCTTTTTGAGGAGGTGCTTTGATGCGTTCGAACCGATTCTTTCCGATGATCCTGGCCGCTGCGGTGGCCATCGCCATGGTGGGAACTGCCGTTGCCCAGACCGCCAGCGCGACCGCCGGCAACGGCTTTGCGGCTTCGCAGGCGGGCCCGGCAACGCCGGCCCCGAGTGACGCGGCCAACCAGTTCGCGGCCCCCGCGGCCACGAGCTCTGCCACCACCACGACGGCCGTCGCTCCGGCGGCGACCACCACGATCGCCGTGGTCCCGGGGGTTGTTGCCAGCAATGGCTCCAGCCGATCGCGATCGCGGACCAAGACCACGACGACGACCTCGGTCCAGCCCAATGTGAGCACGGGCACGGTCGTAACTTCTCAGGCTACGGCGCTGGTGCCGCAGACTGTATTGGTGCCTCAGACTGTGATGGTGCCGGTGCAAACCGCCACGATCGCGGCCAACACCGTCGCGGCCAACACGGGTAGTAGTACCGTGACGAGCACCACAACGACCCGCACGAATAGCCGCGTGAGCCTGGCGGATCGCCTGGCGGCTATGAAGGCGAGTCGCGCGGCGTCGCGAAGTTCTACCGTTTCGAGCTCGACGTGCAGTACCAACTGCAACACGGGCGGGGCCCGCACTCGGAGCCGGTCGTCCAGCCGGTCGACGAGCCGCAGCTATTAGTCCGGCTCGATAGCCCTTCGCGCCCGGATCTGTCTACGGCCACGGCGACAGTCCGGTGCGCGAAGGTTCTTTTCTCTCCTTCATCCCGAGGCACCACCATGTGGCGCATCCTGGTCCAAAAGCTGCGACGTCGGAAGAAGCGGCCAGTCGTGGAAGTGCTGGGGATGGAGAACGTCGTCGGCGGCCTGGTCCTGATTCAGGCGGAGCTGCGGATGATGCGTCAACTACTCCGCTTGATCGACAAGAACCTCTCACGTTTGGTGGCGCCGCCGCCCGTGCGATGGTTGAGCTATATCCAATACGATGAAAGGTTTGCCATGGGAAAGCATTGGCTGATTTACCGCGTCAACTGGGACCCTGTGCCGGCCACGCAGAAAGACGTCGTCAAGCGGGTACTCAAGATCACATCCGACGGCGTGAGCCAGCTCAAGGAGTATCCGCCCGAAACGACTTTCGTCGACGGCATCGAGCTGCTCAAAGACTCGACCTGCCAACTCTCGATCACGCAGGTCGACGGCGACGGCAACGCGTCGGAGCCGGTCGCGTCGCCGATCTTTGTCGTGCATGACAAGGTGGCGCCGCCGAGCGTGACCGGGTTCGGCTTGAATCAGTATTCCGAGCGGTTCGAGGAAGACCCCGCGCCCGAGGAGCCCGCTCCGGAAGAGCCCGCTCCGGAAGAGCCGGCCCCCGAGAACCCGGCGCCCGAGAATCCGGCGCCGGAAGAGCCCGCGCAGCCCGCGCCCGAGAACCCGGCGCCAGAAGAGCCGGCGCCCGAGCAGCCGCCGAGTGGCGACGGGCAGCCGCCCGTGCAATCCACCACGCCGCCTGACGAGCTGGTGGACTGACCCGACCTTCCCGGTCTGACGGTTCCGGGAAACCGCGGCTGGCGCCCGAAGGACTGGGAGCCACGCCAGCCGCATTTTTTATCCCCCTGACAGAGAACGACCATGCCAGACAATCGAGAGCGCCGCCTCAAGATCTACACCATGTCACGCCACGTCTTGCTGGCCGTGCTCAATGGACTGCCCAACGACGTGCATTGCCTGCCCATCCACGGTGAGATTCCGGAGGGGGCGGAAGTCATTGACGTGCGCGACGACTGGTCGCGGCAGTGCCTAACCCTGATCGTCTTTCACGAGAGTTTCCCGATCGTGCCCGACGGCAACGAACTGGAGATCGTAATGGACCTTGGCCGCCACCTGGTCAAGCGACCGGTCGAAGCGACACACGAGCTCGTCGAGCAAGCGGCCCTGTTGTAAGGAAGCGACACCATCCAATCAGGAGCCCCGAACCATGATGGTCCGAGAGCCCCAAGGCGACCGCGTACGACTCACCATCCCAACGCAGCTCGCAATTGTAGGCCTGGCGCTGGCGATCATCGTTCCACTGGGCGGCGCTATGGCAACGGCTTGGAGCTGGACTTCGAACGTCGACGTCCGCTTTACGAAGCTGGAGATGACCGCGACGCAGGCCTCTGAGAACACCAAAAACACCAACGAAACCGTGAACAAGTCGATCCAGAAACTCGAGACCAGCGGCGAAAAAACCCACGAGCTATCCGAGAAAATCCAGCACGACCTGACCGATCTGAGCAAGCGCCTCCGCCGCATTGAAAAAGCGGCCGGCACTGCGCAGCCATAGGAGCAAATTGCCATGCGAATCAATGCCAACGACTTGAGCCCCCGCGAGTGCATTCCCGCGGCCACCGATCTGCCCATCAACGTGGCCGAGCTCGGCGGCCCGGGCGACCTGGTGGCCGGCGACGTCGCCCGCCTCTCGGCGAGCTGCGAACCCAACCGCGACGTTGCCGACCTGCCGCCCGGCACGAAGACGGTCCGGTCCTAACCCGCTCGCCTTGCCAGCACGTCCCGCACTCTGGAGAGCCCGATGACCATTCGCAATCGCAGCCGCATGCGAGTCCGCCGCCCGGCCCGGGACTTTAACAATCGCCGGCCGGCGGACCGGTCGCGGCTCTACACGGGCCAAGGCGCCTATGGCAGCGTCCAACCGTTCGGCGACATCTCGACCCGCAAGTTCACGGTGGGCGGCACGGCTAGCTCGAACCTCGGCGTCCTCTGCTCGGTCGAGCGATGCCCAATGGTCATCAAGCTCGGCGGCAAGAACCTACTGGAGATCACCCAGGTCTCGCAGGACAACGCCTTCGACTACAGCTTCTCGGCCATCATCGCGCGCAACTCCACGGACGGCGGCGTGACCTGGGGCGTGGCCAGGGAAATCTTCCGCCTCTCCGCGTATCAGGAAGGCGTCGAGTGGCTTAACGGGTTCATGGCCAGCGAGGAGCTGGACAACGCAGGCCAGATTCACATCCTGTTCTGCATCTTCACGGGCACGGGGGGCGTGATCGAGCGACCCTATGCGATGAAGCTCACCAGCACGGACCTGGGGGTGACCTGGAACTCGCCGGCACGATGCACATACTCGGCGGGCTACGTCAATGGCGTGGGTGAGATCAGTCAGCAGGTCATCAAGGTCAGCAACGCGGTCCCGGCCGGGATGCCGACCTGCTACACCACGGGCGACCTGAGCCTCGACGCGCCGTGGGTTCACTACGCCTTCGGCCCTGGCAAGATCGTCAAGAAGGCGGACGGCACGCTCGTCGCCTTCGCCAATCACCGCTACTCGACGACCGGAACCGCGACCCAGAAGCAGTCGTGGACCCACTGCATCTATTCGACCGACAACGGTGCGACGTGGGCGCTCGGCGGTGGCTACATCGAGCAGAATAGCACCACGCAGTCGAACACGAATGAAGTGACGGCGTGCATCATCGACTCTTCCGACTCGATCCTGATCTCGTCACGCTGCACGAGTGGCTCGGGCCAGGTATGGCGGGCGATCACGACGATCACCAGCCACACGGCGAACTGGAGTTCCCCCACGTTCACGACCGACATGGGTGGCGCTGATTGCTGCGGCTCCATGTGCTGCCCGACCAAGGGCGGGCCGATCTATCACTCGCTGGTCAGCAACGTCAACTCCAACAACACGTCCCAGCGAAATCACTTGGGGCTCTGGAAGTCCACGGACGCCGGCGCTACGTGGTCGCTGATCCAGACAATCAACCACGAGACGAGCGCCTACTCGGACCTCATCTACATCCCGGCCAGTCGCAGTTTCCATTGCACATTCGAGCGCTGCCGAGACGTATCGACGTTCCAGGCTTTTGCGGGCGAGATCAGCCGCAAGCTGTTTACGAAGAAGTGGGCCGACCTGCCGCAGGTTCGCATGGCCAGCTTCCCATTCAACGAGGATTCGTCTGGGGCGATCCCAACTACTGGACGACCGTTGATCTGCCACGGAAACATCGACGGCGGGGGCTGGGGCGGTGCTGGTGCGTCCTATAGCGCGACTGGCGCCGTGACCAACGGCACTAGTAACGGCATCTTCCTCCAGCTCGTCCAGACAGGAGCCAATGCCGGAGGCGGATACGCCAATCAGCGTGGCGGGCCGTGGGACTGGCCAGCCGGCGAAGCGATCACCTTGCAACTGATCGGCATCAAGACCGTCAGCGGCAGCAACCCCGCCCTCGGCAAAACCATCATTGGTAACCGTGATTCCGGTAACGGCACTGGCTGGCAGATCAATTCCGCTGGCAGCGGCTCGTTGACCGCCACGGCGTTCGATGGCCGCGGTACAGACGCCAGTGGGAGTTCGGGAACTGGCTCGACGGTAAAGGCTAGTGGCACCGCCGCGCTGAATGGTACGCGGCGAACGATGGCCCTCACTATCAGCGCTGACCGCACCCGCGTGCGCTGGTGGAAGGAAGCGGCAGACGGGACATTCTCGGCCGGCACAGCCGCTGACTGGAGCCTGCTGACCAAGGGGATCACCGGGTCGGTGTCAACGCTCATCGGCAATCAGCTCTCGTCGCCGAGTGATACCTTTGTCGCGTCCACTGGCGAGGCGGTGGACATCTACGAGGTGCGGATTGAACATGGCATCGAGCGCGACTCCGGGTTCACCGCATTCGCGTCGCTGGTCAAGGAGTCGCCGGCAGCGTTCATCAACGCGCCCACCGCACCGAGCATCCCAGCCAACGACCCGACGCTGATCGGCTCTGGGCTCCAGTCGTGGCTGCTCGCCACCCGCGACAACGGCTACAACGCCAAGGTCGATCCCTACGGCCGACTGCCAGCGTACATGCCGCGACAAAAGGGCTCTGGTGTCCTGAGCTACGCGGACATGATCGCCTCGTCGCGCGTGTTCACGGTGTCCAGCACCTCGCGCGGCCTGCACTACGACACTGACTCGATGGTCGGGCCGTGCTACCGCATGCAGTATTCGTCTGGCGCACACGCCTCGGGATACATGATCGCACCTGCGATCGGAATCGCCGACTGGCAGTTAACGATGGCCTTTAGCTTCGCCGGCATCTTCTGGTTCAACAGCGAGACCGGATCGAGCCAGGTCATACTTGACTCCTGCCTCGGCGGCAATCTCCATGCCGGTGTTTGGCTCGCTCGGGTCAACAGTACCGGCAAGATTCAGCTCATCATCTCCAAGGACGGAACCAACACGTCGGCTTACGCATTCGTAGACAGCGCGGTCGGCAATGTCACTATCAACACCGGCAAGCCGATCTTCCTGGGCCTCAAGTGCGCAGGGTCCGGCAAGGTGCGGGTTGCCTATGGCGAGTACGTCACGCCAGGCGTTGCTCCGACGCTGACCTTCACGGACAGCTCGGGCAACATCACCACGGGCGGCTCGCCAATCGCCAGCGACCTGGCCCTGTACGTCGGGGACTCGCACAACACCAACGCCGCCGCCGATCTGCGCGTTGCCAAAAATCTGTTGTTCTACAACGCGGCCCTGGCCGACGCGGACTTCCAGAGTCTCGCCAGCTTCGGCGCCCAATACTAAGAAGTTTTCCGCAAAACCGAGGACCCACCCATGGCTCTGACCGAAATCGCCTGCGCGACCAAAATTACCGGCCGTCACTTCGTGCCGACCGCCGATCACAACGACTGGAAAGCGATTTGCACCACGCCGCAGACCGCCGACACGGCCGATCTGCTCAAGCCGTTCAATGTCAGTCGCTCCGGTCAGAATCTGGCGCTGCTCGACTACGGGTGCACCAGTTTTCGCTCGCGAGCTCGCTACACGGCCGGCTCGACTCCAAGCGTCAACCCGGTCGTGCAATTCGTCGGGTTCGACCGCAACAACATTCCCCAGCTTCTCTCGGATGATGACGGCAACACGAGCTTTACGCTCACGGCCGCGGCCGGCAGTGACCTGAAAGACCTGCAGGTGACGCCGGCGGCCTACTCGGCACCGACGGGTCTGATCGACGCCCGCAACTGTGCCAAAGTGCTCTGCCTGGTGGTCACGCCGATGTCTGGCGGCGGCACCCAGGGCACCGACTTTGGCCCGGCGATCATGATCCAGTGTGAATAGTCGGCCTGCAGCAACCAACGGCAACCACCATCCACGCCACTCAACCGCAGAAGGAAATATGCCATGTCCACCACGATGAAAACCAAGCTGTCCCTCGAAATTGACACGGCCACGCCACTCGAGGCGCTGGTGACGTCGGTCGGCAGTGGCGAGAACAATCTTAATGAACCGATCGCCGCCGGGCAGACGAACCTGGGGGTGACGTGGGCTTGCGACGTCTCGGCCGTGGTGGGCTTCTGGATGAAAGCCGACTGCGACATGGTCGTGAAGACCAACAGCTCGAGCGTTCCCATTCAGACGTTGAACCTGGTCGCCGGGCGGGTCTATCACTGGAACCTTGGCGACCTGGCTGCCTTTTTCCTGACGACAGACGTCACGAGACTGTTCGTGACCACGGCCGAGGGCGTGAGCGGCACCCTGACGATCAAGTGCTTGTACGACGCCACGCCGTAGAATTGACAGGCGGATGACAGGAACTAACACCCGGAGAGTATGACCGATGGCCAAGCTACGCGAAGAGACCGCCGACGATCGGAAATTGCGGCTCGAAGAAATGACGCGGATGGAATCAATGAGTGTCGGGGACCTGGTCGCCCAGCAAATCGCTAAGTTCCGCGTCGTGAGATTCTTCCGGGAACCACCTCTCGCGTGCTCGATGGGCGACGTTTACATTGTCGAGGTGACTAATGGCGGGAGAACCAAAGGATGGCAAGAGCCCGTCGATGAGCGAACCCGCAGCATGTATGCCCACGTTGACGATGCGATCAAGGTCGCCTTAGTCAGGGCGATCTCGAGAATGGACACAGACGACCGGCTGCGTCAGCCAGAAACGGCGGCAAGCTAAAAAATTCTGCCGCAAATTGGAAATCGCCTAAGGCGCGAGCTCGAAGTCGGGCTCGTCGCCTTTTTCATGCGCGTCGATCTGATGGCGCCGGCACCATGCCGGCCTCGGCACACGGTCGGCAGAGGAAGCACTCGCCTGGCCACAGCTCGCCGAGGTACTGGGGATGCACGGCCGAGCGGCCGCAGCGGTCGCAGGGCACGTCGATCCGTTGGCCTTGCATGTCGTTCACGAAATCCAGACCGGCTTGGCCGTCGCTGCGGCTGAACATCATGAATGTCTCATCTTTGACCAACGCCCTGATCGGCATGAACAGCTCACCACTGTTAAGCATCGGCCGGCTCACTCTCTGGCGTTTGATCGAAGGGCATGGACTCGGCCGTCGACCGACTCTTCGATCAGGAAATCTCCGCTCGCATGCTCCGCACACAATGGGATGCGCAGGAAAAACTGCATCGTTCCAAGGCGATGGGCGAGACTGATCGGAGTGTCCCTGCCGTTGACTCTTACCGTGGCCGGTGACGCCTGGCACCCATCGACGCAGCACTTATCGAGTGGTCGGCTCATGCGGGTTCCTTGTCATGAACGCGCTCCGCTTTCCAGGTCGCCAGGTCCTCGCCACTCCGTTGCCAGCGTTTCAGATGGCGGCCGCAGAGTCCGTTGGCCACGTGCGGCGCTCCGCACACCTCACAGACCCTGGGCTCGGTCGGGTTGTTCAGGCGACGCGTCTCGGCCGCCTTGCGGCCCCGCTGGCGTAGCGCCCCCTTGGTCATGCCCGGCGCCCGCCGCGTGGTCTTGATGCCGGCGGCGGCTCGGGCCTGGCGATTCACGGCCGACACGGCCGCGGCCTTCCGGCAGATCTCTCGACGCAGCTCGGGCGCGCGGGCCCGACGAAAGGCCTCGATCGCTTCCTCGGCAGCCGCCACGTCGGCGTCGGTCAGGTTATCCAGATCAACCAGGTTGGACACGATTAGCACTCCTGCGGGTGTCGTTAGGTATCTTAGACAGCCGCGGCAAACTCGGCCACACGAAACCGCCGCAGACGGGCGGGCCAGAGTAGAAATCGCCGGGCCCGGGGGAGCTGCCCCGAAAGGCAGCACGGGTGACTAGTCCGCGCCGGGACCGGCTGGAGCTTCCCCACGGCCAGCAATGCCGGCCGCGGGGTCACGTTGGACAAGGATAGCACGCCCGGCGGCCGCCCGGAAACGATCGCCGGCTGAAAAATTCTGACGTGCCAGGTCGATCCGTTAGGCGCGCGGGGCAAATCGTCCCCGCCGAACCTGTCGCCGCCGACGGCGCGCCGCCAGATTGCGACACAAGGCTAACAGGGGCCCGCCGTTACGCTCTGGCCGGTCCAAAACAGGTGCGAATTATGCACGATCGTATGCACGGGCCAGAGTCAGGCTCTCACTCGGGTGAACCGTAGTGTTCGCGCTTTGTTCGCGCGCGAACACTTGACACTCAGGCGGCCCGCTGCCAGTTGGCCGCCGCCTGGTCTGGCACTCCCAGCGCTCGCATCACGCGCTCGTGCTCCCGACAATAGGCGCTGGAGTCTCCCTGGTTCCAGGTAAAGCGGCCGGCCTTGCGCATACGACGATTGGCAGCATCGATGGCGGCCGAGCGGGCCAGGTGGTAACAGTCGTGATAGGTGTTCGGCAGGTTGGGGCGCATCGCTAGATTCTCCTCGGGTTGGGGACTTAGGCTGCCGCGCAGCCGGAAAGTATGCTTTTATGACAAAGGCCTATAAACGGCTCACGCGGCCGCGGACTTCCAGTCGTTGACCGGGTCGGTGGCCGCCAGCTCGCGGGCCGCTTCCATTTCTGCGAAGTAGGCCATCATGCTGGCCCGCAGCGCCTCGCCTTCGGCCAGGTCGGCCCCGATCGTGGCCTTCTCCGCGGCGGTTGGCTCGAACGCGAGCAGCTCTCGCAGGTTGGCCGCGAAATAGTCGACCATGCACTGCAAGCCGTCGTCAGCGTGATTGTTCCAGGGCCCGAAATTCCACTTGCCGGACGATCGATTACTCTGGCCGCCGGTTGCCAGGGTCCCGCCGCGGTTCGACGCGAACCGGGTAGCAATCCAGTTGCCATAGACCGAGACGCGAAGCGGTCCCGCCGGCGTGGCCAGCTCGTAGCAGCGACACGCGCCAGACTCTTCGCGGAGCCAGACGGCGCCAACGCGGGCCAGCACCTTGCCGGCTTCGACCACGAAATGACAGCGTGACAGGGCAACCGCCTTGCTCGCTCCCTTGCTCTTCACCAGGGCGCCGCCTTGCGCATAGTCGGGCTGGGCATAGTACGAGGTGAACACCTCCACCAGGTCGGCGCGCTGGCAGGGCAAACAGGCCGCCAGATCCTGGCCGCCGATTGTGATGGTGGCCCGCTCGTCGCGGGCGCGAATGGTCTCGTTGCAACAAATGCACTTCATGGTCAGCTCCTTGGGCGCAGTCACTCGCCAGGTTAAAGGGTGGACTTAGGCTCGATCGACCAGCAGGCGGATCGCCCGCATACGGTGGCCGGCGTACCATTCGGGATAGTCGGTGCCGTGCTCGATGGCCGCCTCGCAATCAGCCGCGATCGACGCGAGCAGATATTTGGCGGGATTCTTTTCATACATGCCCCAGAGTGCGAGCACAGTAGATTCGTAGTCGCGTGGGCCGTCGTACGTTTTCATGGTCAGCTCCAGTGGCGCAGTCACGCGCCAGAATAGGGGAAGGGAATCAGAACACGACGCACTAGTAGCCTTCGACGTCGGACAGCGGCTCGACCGCCCGCCAGTCCCGGCGGTTGTGCTCGCGCTTCTCCTGCATGCGAATAGTGCGGGCCATGACCTTGCGGGAATTGAACTCCATAAACTCGACGTCCCAGTCGACCGCGCGGCGGGCCGTCCGGTCAGGGTGCGGCGGCTTGTACTCGATCGACCTGCCAAAACTCATCGTGATGCGCTTCATGGCTTGCTCCTGGGTTAGTTGTTAGAAACTTCAATGTCCATCGTGATGGCCAGTTCCCAGTCGAGATCCATCGTGCCCTCGCGAGTCTCCATTGAGTCCGACGCGTCAGCCTGGCCGATCGCAATCAGCTTCTCGATCGTGCGGACGACGTCCTCATGCGTTGCGTCCTCGACCTCTGGCGAAGTAACACGTAGCGTCACGACCTGGTCGCCGGCCGGCTCGCGCGGCTCGCCGTCGGTAGTGGGCCGCAGGCCGTGCTTGTTGAGCATCCAGGCGGCTTGATCGCAGACATCCGAACCGCTCCAGTCTTTCTCGTCGCTATAGCTATTGCCGTCGAGATAGAGGGAATCTTGTAGGTCGCGAACGATCTCGGCCAGTTTGGCGTGCGAGAGTGTGGCGGGGTCTTTCATGGTCAGCTCCTTGGGCGGTCAGCCCATCTTGGGAAAACAGGCGAAGGTAAAAAATTCTGACGTTGGCGCGCGGTCCGTTAGGCGCGCGACCGAAACTGTTGCTGCCGCCCGATCGCCTGGTGCGGGCCCACTAGAGCGGTGCGGCCGATTGACTACAGGGCCAGGTCAGGGCGCCAGCTATTCAATGAGCTTGGCTTCCCACTCGTGCCCATCCTGGCACGTGAGCGTGACGCGGCCGGCATCGTCCACGATCGGCGCGGCGGATTCCCAGTCGACGTCCGACGATTGCCAGGCGTTGTACTCGTATTCGCCCCCGCCCTCGTGGGCGAGGTAGTATTGAGCCTGCACGGTCTCAAGGATCCGCTCCGGCCGCTTGCCGCAGCTCGGACAGGTTGAACGCTTAAACTTCATGGCTTGTACTCCTGGCGCAGTCGGGCGCCGGCTTGTGGTGGAAAGATCGAACGGACACGACGCAAACGGCCGCCAGGTCATGCGCCCAGCAGCTCGGTTACCCGATTGGCCACGGCCATTGCATTCTCAAGGCCGCGCCAGAGCTTGGCGGAAAACAGCTCGGCATATTTCCCGTCCGGCTTGAGCAGCGCGACGCGCAGATAGTGCGCCTCATTGCTGCGGCAGGTGGCGAAGACAGCGACCTGGCCCCGCATGTTGAACCAGATCGCATCGGCCGCGGCCCGATTATCCCACGCGAGCGGGCAGCCGATCGACTCGTCAATCAGACCCTCCCGCTTGAGCACCCGATTCAGCCGGGCCAGGACCTGGCGAATCGTCATGTCTTCCCGATACCACGCGGCCCGCAGCGCTCGGCGAGGGTCTTTCTTCTCCGCCCAGAGCCCGCCCGGCTTGCGGCCGTCGGCGTAAATCTCATCGCGGGCCTTGCTCGCCTTGAACGCGCAGGCGAACCGCCACGGCTTGCCCGTGGGCTTCTTGGCATCGGGATGGAAACAAAAGGTAGAACGCATGATTAGCTCCTTTGGCGCAGTCACGCGCCAGACTGAGGGAAGCGAAACCAACCGGCCGCCGCGGGTGCGAACCGCGGTCACTACGCATGATCGGCCGGGCATCGACTCAGGCGGCCCGTTGCAGGGTGACCAAGCACGTGTTCACGTTCGTGCCGGACTCGGCGAACGTGCCGGCGGGCAGATCCCAAAACCGACCGCCCATCCGCTTGACCAGCTCCCGAAACGCGACGGCTTTAGCGTTCTCGCGGAACTCGACGCCGGCGGACATAACGGCCACCAGCTTGCCACCTGGCGCCAGGAACTTGACCGCGTGGGCGACGTGGTCAATATCCCGCTGGAGATCAAACGGCGGATTCATATAGACACGATCGAACAGGCCCAGCGAATCGACCGACTCGTCCAGGAAATCGGCCGTGCGAGTTTGCAGACCCTTGGCCCGCAGTGTGGCCGCCCGCTGGAGATTCACTTCGACGCAAGTAATATCGGCCAGCTTGTAGCGTTCGCGGACGGCGCAAGCTATGGCCCCCTCGCCGGCGCTCGGCTCCAGGACCGTAAACGGCTCGTCCCAATATCGGGGCGATGCGTTCTCCATCATCCGGCCGACGACATCATCGGGCGTCGGGTAAAACGCGCCATTCTTGGCCAGGGTGCGATTCGGATTCGCCAGGGGGTCGCCCTTGCCGGCCACTTCATAGGCCGCGCCGATGACGTCGCCGTAATACTCGGCCAGCAGCTTGTTACACTCCCGGACCAGGTCGTCACGCTTGAACCAGATATGCAGATTCCCGTTCGCAAAGATGCGGATCCGGAAAAACTCATGCTCGACCACGGCCGGCCGCGACCGGCGCGCGGCGGTTTGCACCCCGGCCACGATGCCGGACTCTCGCTCCGGCAGCTCCTTGCCGGCCAGACGGCAAAACACCCGCTCGACGTCGCGGAGCGTATCATCCTGCCGGCGGTGGTGGTTCCAATACCCGCCCGCCTCAATGGCGTGGTTCAGCACGATTCGTGAGCCGATCTTGAAACCATCGTGCGACCGAAACCGGCGATCCAACGACGAAAACGCCTCGGCAATCCCGCGCTGAAACAGCATATCGGCATCGGCCAGCAGACCGACCAGAGTAGCGCGGGCCGTGCTGGCGACCAATTCCGGCGGATCCTTTTGCAGTTGGCCGCGGAATTGTTCGCGGGCCTTGCGGTCCATCAGCTTCTCGAACCCATGATCTTCGATCAGATGCTGCCAGGCGATGGCGTCAACGTGCTTCTTGACCTTCTCCATAAACCGCTCGGGCTCGCGCTGGTAAGAACACATGGCCGAGCAAATATCCGAAGTCGGCTTGTTCTCGCCGGGGACCAGATCCATCGCATCGTGCAGCAGGTCGTAGGCCTCGCGGAAACGGGACAGCGCGGCGTTGCGCTGGCTTTCGGCCCGCTCGATCACGTTCGACTGGATCAAAGCGGCGGCGGCGGGGCGGTCTAGTTCGGCAGTAATAATGCTCATGGTCAGCTCCTTGGCACAGTCACGCGCCAGATTGTAGGGAAAGAACGAAACGACGACGACGACGACAGCGACGCGCCAGAGTCAGGCGGCGCGGGGAACCTGCGGGTTCAGTTGATACAGCAGCTTGCGAACCTCGGCGGCCAGCTCGTAGACCTGGCGGGCCTCGGGGTGGTCCGCGTGCCGGGCGTGAAACTCCATATTGAACTGCGACCAGTCCCACGCATTGTGAGAACTGACGGACGGAACCTGCCCAGGAGGTTGCCACACCATCACGACCAGCTCTTCAGAGTGTGAGCCCTGACCGAGCACGATTGCCCGGTAATACCCGGCGCTAAAATCGCCGGCCGGCTGATTGCAGTACAGCAGCCGCAGCGCACGTTGGGCAATGATCCGATCTTGCTCGACCTCGCGGCAGGCATTCTCGGCCGCTTCACGTGACGGGAAACGGTATTTGCGACGCTTGGCCATTGCTCTATCTCCTCGCTGAATAGGGTTTGAAACCAGATCCCGAAATAATCAAAAAGTCAAAAATTTCCGGCGCTTTTCACGTTAATCCCCCGGCGGCGCCGCGCCGGCCTGCCGCCGGCCGGGACCCCCGCCCGCGGTGTCTCCCGCCCGCGACACGTGCACGCGCGGGCGCGCGCGCTCCCCCGCGGATTCGCGCGGCGGGCGGGCCCGCGCGACGTCCAAACAAATCCGGATCCCCACGCGGCCCACGCGTCGCACCTGGCGACGTGCACGCGGCCGCGGTTTCGCTCCGTCACAAGATCGGGCCCCGCGGCCGATCGCCGGCGGGCCCACGCGTCACGGGCCAGCACGGGCCCGCAGACGGGCCCGCGTCATGGCGGGCCCCACGAATCAAGAATCGGCCAGACCGGGCCAGCACGGGCCCGCGTCACGTTCAAGCGGCCGGACGATGGGCCAGCACCTGGCGGGCCCATCGTCGGGCCGCCCTGGCGACGTTCGCCAGGACAGCTCACGACGTCAAGCGGCGGGCCGCGGCGGGCCCACGGTCACCCGATGGCCGGACGATTGCAGCTCGGCCAGCACGCGGGCCCCGTCGACAGCGGACAGCATGCAAAACACCTGGCGACCGCGGCCGGCGGGCACGGCCCACAATCGGGCGCCAGAGAACAGCGACAAGCGGCGGGCGGACTCCCCGCGGGCCAGATACTGGCCGCGAATCTTCTCCAGACCGATCGGCCGGCGGGCCGCGGGTTCGCACCGCGTCACGAGACCTAACATGGTAGACAGCTCCCCGGGCAGTCACGCCCGATAGTAGGACCTGGCGGGCCGTGCGACGTGCACGGCTTGCGCCCGATCGTGGGCCAGCACAATGGCGGGCCCACGATCGGGCGCCCCCTGGCGACGTCGCCAGGGGACACCCGCGGCCATGCTAGGCCGCGTCACGGCCCACGATGGCGCCCGTGGTCGCATGCTCAAAGATCAACCCCGGCTCGGCCGCGGGCTCGGACACCTCGACCGCGGCGGGCTCGGCCACGATCGGCGGCGCCAGCTCGGCCAGCTTTGCCCCCTTGGTCCGGCGGGTAAACTCCGCCGCGCCCGGATACTTGAACATGCCGCGCAGATCGGCCACCAGCTTGGCGCCGTCGTATCGGCCGAACGTGTCCGCATCCGCGCAATAGACCGTCACGGCCCGGCAATCATCCGCGACCGCTTCGACCACGGCCGCGGGTTCGGCCAGCTCCAATCGGGCCAGCTCCTGGCGGACACGATCGGCCATCGTGGGATTCTGCCGCATATCGTGCCGCCAGAATCTGGCCGCGCCGTCGGGCCCATTGTCGGCCGCCAGCGGCATTAGCACCGATGAACAGATCCGCCCGTCCGGGTGCGCGACCTGCAACGTGCACGCCCGCTCCGGATCTTTGATGAACAGCGTCACGCCGCGCGAATCGTCGCTAGTGGCCAGCACGCGCGCGACGTCGCACAACTCCGCCAGGAAACGCGGATCCAACGTGATGGCGGTCCCGTCTGCGACGTCCGAATAGGCGAAAACGTCGCGCCATTTGGGAAAGCGCCCCATGCCCCGGGCATCGGCAATTGAGAATTCGGCCGCGCCATCGGTCGCACGAATCGGCAAGCGGCGCTCAATAGGCGCATCTTCCGGCGCCCCCTTGGCCGCGGGGATAATCGGGCCATTTTCGTCGATGAACACAAACCCCAGCTCCGGCCGGCGCTTGATCGCCTTACGGTCCAACTTCCACGCGCAGACCTGGCGGACCGCTTCGGCGGAAACCAGCACCGAAAACTCCGGCGAGGGGACCACGCCCGCGGGCGCCAGGGGGTGCGCTTCCGGCTCGGTCCACTTGTACGCCGTCAGCCGGCGGCCATCGGTGGCGACCGCGACCGCGGATCCGTCGGCGCACCGCTCCAGCAGAATACAACCCAGCGCGTATCGGCTGGACGATTGGTCGCAGACCTTGGTCAATTGCTTGAACGTCTCAATAGAAATTAGCATGGTAGACAGCTCCCCGGGCAGTCACGCCCGATAGTAGGACCTGGCGGGCCGTGCGACGTGCACGGCTTGCGCCCGATCGTGGGCCAGCACAATGGCGGGCCCACGATCGGGCGCCCCCTGGCGA